ATAGTCTTGAGGAATTATAACACTGAGACTAGGGGGGATAGTTAATTCTTGAGATTTTATGCTTTTTAGTGTATCGTAAGAAAACTCTTGTAGTCCACGTTTAGCATGAAACATAACATCAGTTCTTTTAACGCTAGGTATAAGCTTTCCTTCTCCTACATAAGCAACTAAAAAGTTGTTTATAACTTCATCTAAAGTAATATAAGCATAGCCTCCGTAGTTATTTTCTATTACGTTTTCTAATAACTGTACAACCACAATATCCCCTTCCGTTAAGGTGGCTAAAATAGTTACGGTATTTCCTGATAGCTCGTAGTCTGTTGTTTCTGTTTTTTTAACGCCGTTTATAAGTACCTCGTAGTTAGCATTAGATAAAGCAGAAGAGCCAACTAAAATAACGTCTCCGCTCCAGCTTATTGTCCCTGACCCGCCTGCGGTGTGCGTATATACTTGTTGCCCTGAATAGTATTGTGCGTTATTTTCTGTTATCAGCCCCATTTATTAACTTTTTTCGTTTATATTTTGTTGCTGAACCTGAGCGGCTGCAGCTTGTACTATTTGAGAGTCTCTTATAATGATGCCAGCATAAGCGAGTATTCGTAAAATTACTTCTGTTTGTTCTGAAGCGTGTAAATCAAAATTTACAGAAGAAGACTCAGCGCTTCCTACACTTTTAAATATATATTGACCAACCGTTCCAAGTTGAAAATCCCAGTTTGGAGAAGTAGGTGTAGAAACGTAAGAGACCTGAACAGAGCTTATAGAAGTAGGCTCTATTTTTATACTCGCTCCTTCTTGTAAATAAATAGGAAACGACGCTGTAGGCTTCGTTAAAGGAGACTTTATAATATTGTAATACTCATTTCTACCAAGCCGTTGGCACTCTATATCATTATAGGTTATTGTATTTAGCCTGTGAAGATTATCAGGTAAACCACCTACTCCGTTAGATACAGATTGGGTTGCAATTTTTTTAAATACAGATATTTTTTCTTCGAGATAGGCAACACGATCAGCGTAGTCAGCATCTGTTTGCGGACTTCTAACCGTTTGGTTTAGATCTTCAAAATACTTTTCAAATATTTCAAGCTGTACTTGAGCAGCTATTTTATTAAACTCGTCAGGAGTCATATAGCCTCGCTGTTCTTTATTGAGTATTAATAAAACTGTTTTATATACAGTATCTACACTTATTGCCATTTATTTTTTTTTAATGTAATATAAGGGGATAGAGTAAACTACCCCCTATATTTATATTACGTGTTAATTTAGTTTTTTCTCTATTGATTTGAGAACATCAATTCCTTCGTCTGTTTTGAAGAAAGCAGCCATGGCCGAGTATGGGTTTTCATCAAAAGGAACTGTCATTAGCTTTCTATTATTGCTAGCCCAGTTGAAAGTTCTATTATCACCGCTAAGTGAAATAATTCCTTGCTCGGTAGCTCTAATAGCGATGTTGCGTAGTTGCACGTTGTCATCATTAGCTAGTTCTATGAAAAGAGCTGGGTTATTTCTAGCAAACAAAAGTAAATCGCGCTTGATTTCTTTTGAGCTCATAGAAGTTACCTCTGATCCTTTTTCAACTCTAAGAATTGCTTCTCCTGAATCCACATCCATTTCTCTAGCGGCTGCCATTGCAGTAAACTCAAGTTCTAAGTCATCGAGGTCGTCTTCTGCCTCGATAAGAGGATCAAATTCAAAATATTTTTTATTCAAATCAGGGTGATACAAAGACAATAGTTTTTGTAAGTTTTGCTTTTCTTTCGGAACATTTAGCACGCCTTTTTCGAATACGATTTGCCCTAGTGTCGCTTGTCCGCTTTGTTTTCCAACAAAAGGAGAGGGCTGATTAGTGGCATATCTTAACTCTTTTTGTACGCCTTCATTTTCGTCAAAATAAAGTAAAGGTTTACGCTCAGAGTGTCTGCCTTTTAGTCTAAATGTTAAAGGCTCTTTATTACCTGCTAAGTAGTAGGTTCTATCTTTAATTTGCCAAGTTGGTTTTTTGGGTTCTTTTTTAACTGGTGCAGATTTAACACTAGTTGTTTCTACTGTTTGTTCAACAGTTTGCTTTGCTGCTTTTGCAGCGGCTTGTTGTTTTGCCATGATATAATATAATTAAATAGTTTTATTAAAAATGATACGCGAGAGGGCCGTATAGACCCTCTTTTGCGTACCAAATATAGTTTGTCACTTATTATGTGAACAATACAAAGTTGTTAGCACCTTGTACACACAAACATCTTTCAGACAAGAAGTGAACTTCCATTGCATCCAAAGAAGATGTTGCAGCACCACCAACAGAACCAGTCAACCAAGATTTCATTCTTCGGTCATCAGCTTCTGAAGCTCGGTAACGTACGTGCAAGAAAGGACGACGAATGTTTTGACCAAGAAGTTGATCGTAAACAGTTGAAGTTCCAGCAGGTACAAGAATACCGTTAATAGTTGAATCAGCGGCGATTCCACGAGTAGAAGCGTCATTCAAATATTTCCAGTCAGTTTTGTAGAAATCGTAAGATCCTCGTCTGAATCCAGAAAAGCCTAGGTTCAAAGCCATTTGTTGGTCATTGTTAAATACACCGTAAGCAGATCCAGCGCCAGTGTTACCACCGTCAAGACCAGCAAGCATATCATCAACAGCCAATGCAGTAGTTCTGTTCAAGAAAAGCATGTTTTCCTCGATAGCTCCTTCTTTGTCAAGACCTTTAAGGATATTGTCAAAGTCAGTTAAAGCACCAGCATAAGCGTTATCAACTTGACCTCTAGAGCTTACCGCAGAGAAAAGACCTTCTGTACCTTCAATTCCAGTAGGAACATCACCGTTACCAGACTTTTTCTCACCTTCAACTACGGCCATTTCTAAGTAATCTTCAAAACGCAAGCGAGTTTCGCCTTCGCCTTTCAAGTACCACAAGTATCCAGTGTCTCCACCTTCAGTAATAACCTCAACCCATCCAATTTGAGACGCGTCAGATCCACTAACTTCATACTTGTCTTTGATAATGATTGGCTTATTTGAGAATTGAGTGAAAGAAGGCTCAACAGACACAGCAGTTGTATCAGTACCTTTTTTGTACTCAGATCCGTAAACAAATACTTTTACACCAGTAGCTCCTACCAAAGCGTGAATTTCAGAATCGCTCAAAGAGTAACCGTGAATTGTAGCAGTTGAAGTAGTTGGAGTTGCTGAGATGTAAGCTTTTGCAGAAGCAGTTCCATCTGATTTAATAACCAAAATAGTTTGCCCTACAGCTAAAGCGTTGTCAGTAGGTAGTCCACCCAATGCACCCGCATTAGTAAGAGTAAGGCCTTCATAAGAGATATGCAATCTGTTTTGCTCGGACCAAACAACTTGATCAGAAGTCATAGGAATTTCAGCTCCTACCATTTTCAAAAATCCACCGATAGTACGGTTACCGAATCTTTCAACTTCTTTTTCATAAATTTCAGGAAGATACTGCTGAGAGAAATCGTTTCCTGCACCACTTGTAAAGTCGATATAGTTAGTCGACAATACTGATTTTTTCGCGAAAGGCTGTAAGCCTGTTCCACCTGTTAATGCCATAATTTTGTTTTTTTAATGTTTAATTTTTAAATGTTTTTTTTTATTCTTAGTTTTGAAGAATCAACACCGCTAATAGCTCTTACCTTAAGTCCTCCAACGGTAACATCAGTAGGCGCTGTCGACCTTGCCTCTGTGCTAACGTTTTTAGATTTTGCTATTACATCTTTCACGGCATCAGCTTTGCCTTGCTCATAAAAGTGTTTCGCAATAGTATCTGCATTATCAGCAGCATAAATAGCTTTGTGATAGCCTTTCGTATCCACTACTTCACCTTTGTCATTTAGGAACTTCCCAATTAGGTTATTAATGTTTGATTGGCGATCTGCAACTTTGTCTACGCTTTGGATACCATATCTAAATGTTTTTTCGCCTAGTTTGAAATCAAAACCTTTGAAATCTTGCGAGAACATTTTTTTAGTTTCTTCCTTAAACATAGAGTGTTTTTGCTCTACTAACTGTTGCTCTTCATTATATCGGTTAAAAAACTCAGAAGCCTTTTGTTGCTCAGGAGTAAGCCCGGGTCTCAACTTGATATCCGAGTAGTATTTATCCTTTAGCCCTTCCAAGAACTTCTTAGCTTTCGCTACCTCTTCTTTTTTTGCGAGTTTCTTTTTTCTAACGTCTCGCTCGTCGTCTATTTCTTCATCAAACTCAAAATTGTCTTCCATTAAGAAATCAATTTCATTAGAGTCTAAATGTGTTTTAGTTTGCTTGTAGTATTCTTTTAATAATACGTCTGCGTCAACATTGCTATAGTCAGCATTTAATCTAACGTAATCTTGCAAAGTTCCGCCAGTTTCTTTCATAAACTCAACTAGCTTTTCTACATTTTCAGGTAGATCAGATACAGGAGCAGACTCTACGGGAGCGAGCTCTTCTTTAGGCTGAGTTTCGTTTTCTTCTTCTGTTACTTCCCCAATGGTGATTACTTCTTCTTTTTCTTCTGTGTTTTCTTCGGAAGCTTTTCCGGATTCTTTGTTTCCTTCAACCACTTCTTGCAATCCCACTTCGGGGTTTTCATCTGGAAGCACAGCTTCATCTGTTGCTTGCTCTTGAATGGCATCTTGCTCTTCTGTTTTTGGTTTAGACATGTCAACTCGAATGACATTATCTGTTTTTTCTGGACCATTAGCGGGTTTGCTAAGGTCTACTTTAATTGGTTCTGACATGATAAAATATTATAAAATTAATAAAAAGATATTATCTAGGCTCAAATTGTTCTAAGCCAAATCCACCGAGGGTGTCAAACCCGGCAGATTCAAAGTTTTTTGGCAGCGTGTTGTTTTTTCTTTGATTTATCAACTCGCTTTGTTGTGTTGCTTGTATTTTTGTTCTTTCGTCCTTACGGTCTTCTTTATACTCTTCAGCACCTTTTTTTGAAGCTCCTTGCGCCCCGGCAAGTTTTATGTTGTATTGGAATTCTAGCTCCATTAATTGCTTTTTAATATCTGCTTCTTGCTGAAGTTTTTGAATATCAAACTGCGACTTAGATTGCTCTATTTGAATTTTAGTCTGAGCTAATGCTTGTTGTTTCTGCACTTCAGCTAAAGCTGCTGCCTCGGAAGCCTGCGCATTCGCCTGTGCCTGAGCTTGAATGTTAGCTTGCTGGGCTGCTCTATCGGCTTCTTCTTTTTTCTTACGTCTAAACTTAATAGATTCGTTCGCTAGTTTAATATTTTTAATTTGCCGAATATCAATAGCGTCTTCTAAATCAATACTACCGGATTGCAGTGCTACTTGTATATTTTGCTCAAGAGTTGCTTTTTCTTCCTCGTCTGGCTCTAGTTCTAAAAATATACCAAAGTCATGCAAGTTTAAAAAACTAACCTCTTCTAAAACTTGAGTATTATATACAGATATGCTGTTATTCATAGATTCCCTTGTTAAAGGAAAAGACAGAAGATCAGCTACTTTTAAAGATATGTTTTCGCAGGTTTTAAGAGTCAAATACAAACTAGATTGTAGTATGTGCCTAGTAGCAGTATTAGACTGAGCAGCGGCTATTTTTTGTAAGCCTACTAGTGCATTTTTATCCGGGGTGCTTCCGTCTCTTGCTTCATTAAGCCCTGTTACGTCGCGAATCATCTGTAAGTAATACTGGTATGTATTAATTAAAGAAGATATTTTTCCTTGACCTGAAGAAGAAGCTAATTCCTGCACAGGTACTTTGCCTCTATTCAAATCACCTTCTTGTGTTAAAGAGCGGCCAACAACACTACCGGTTTGGAAATACATATTTAGCGCTTCCGCAGGGTTGTAGCTTGTGCCGTTCCCTAAGTCAACTTCAGCTAAGCCGTCCATATCCAAGAATACACCGTCAGGTACAATTCTAGACATAACTTGCTGTAGCTTTAAATGAGTTAATTGAATCATATCAGCAAAGCCCGTAATGCGGCTAACTAAAGATTCAATTCTTCCTTTGTATATTCTAGGAGCACAAATAGAATAATTCATTGCTACTTTAGTAGTATCAGCAAAAGGTCGGCTCATATTTTCCGCGAGCTTCCACTCTAAGATTTTGTCGTGGCCTAAAACTTTTACTCCTGTATACAAAACCTCAATAGTTCTAGACACTTTTTTAAACGTGTCTGCTTCTGGCGGATTAAAACTATCTGTTTTTTCAATAGCCTTTTCTAAACCTTGTTCGGTTTGCTTAATCTTGAACACCTGGTTCATATAAGTTTTATACTCAAAATACACCAAAGCTACTTTATTATCGTCATGGTTGTTGTATCCTGTAGCATAATTATGAGAGCTAGCTAGCTTTTCAATTTCTTCTACTTCGCTGTTAGGAAGTAAAGGAAACCGTTTTTTTAACTCGGGGATAGTAACGTCTTTAATTTCGCCAACGTAATATACGTCCTCAAAATTAGGATCTTCCGTGTAAGAGTAAACTAAATTTGCCGGGTCCACATAGTCTACTACAATTCCTTCAGCTTTATTAAACTGAGTCTTCGTAGCCTGCAATGCCTATAGTAGCCAAATCGTAGTTTAGTCTACGTCTTGTCAAAGTATACTTGTTACTATCTAAAACATTATTAATTATTTCTTCTTGAGCTATTTCTATATTTTGCTTATAATCGAGCTGCATATGTAAAGAAAGCTGTGCCTCGTTTTCAGGTAGCATAGAGGGGTCTTCAACATTATAAGTGTCCATTCCCAAATCAGCCATCATTTTTTCATTGAACCCCCTAGTGTTCATATCCGCTACAATAGCGGAAACATACTCCGTTCTTTTTTTACTTGACTCAGGGTCTTGAGCGTAGGCTTTTATGTCGTATGTTTTTTGAGAAATACCGTTAACAACAATATCTACAAACTTAGGAATAACCGGTACAGGCTTCCAGTCCAAATTAAGATATGACAAGTCTCCATTTACAGATAGCTCGTCTTTATATTTTTGAACAGACTGCTCTCCTCTTGCATATAGCCTTAATTGGTGAAAACTATTATAGTTAGATGAAAACCTATTATTTGAAGACCTAGCACTGCCAAACCATTCATGCTCAATAGCTCTAGCTACTTTTAAACCGTATTCTAAACTTGCTTTTTCTTCGTCGCTAACAGTTTGACTGGGAAAAGAGCTATTATAATTAATTCCTATCATTTACTTTATTATTTTCGAAATAAATCCTTTATTATCATACCTTTTAAAAGGCAAGCTTATAGCTTTTCTTTCTTTTTTAGCAACCGGAGTATATCTATTTTTGTTACACGCCATTATAGCTAAGCCAGAACTAATAGAAGCATCGTGCTTTGTTCTGTTGTTTATATTGAACTTAGCCCAGTCTTCCAAAGTTCGCTGCATATACATATTACCGTAGTGTTCTCCCAAAAACCCAACGTGGTCTTCTATATACGATTCTATTGCAGCAGCGTGAGCTTGCTTCATATCTTCACTAGAGTTTGGTATACCACCTATTTCTCTTTCTGTTATAGATAATTTGTTCCAAACTTTATCAGGCCTATTCATACTAAACCCTCTATAGCCTCTTCTTTTAAAATGGTACAACAACCTAGGTTTGTTATTTTCAGCTAGTATTGGCATGCCGTAAAATACGCACGCCATTAGTACATCTTCGAAAAACATTTCTGCCGTTTGGGGTCTAGCTATATATTCTAAAAAGAAACAATTCGGAGGAGCATCTTCCATGCTAAACTTAGTTAGTCCGTGCAGCGCCCCATTTGATCCTCGCTTATCTACTGTTCCTGATATATCGTAGCTATCACATCCAAATGCACCCATGTGTTCGTTACCTGGGTATTTGGTACCATTCTTTATTATCACTCGGTTTTGAAGATTATTCGGAGGAACCCAAGATATTTTAAATCTTCCGTCTTTATTAGGATAAAATATAACTCTAGTATCTTTCACTCCATTCTCCCAACCAAAACTTCCCGTAGTGACTACAGCTGTGTTTTTTAAATCTTCGTTATAATCTACTTGCTCGTATATCTTAGTGAGATTAAAAATAGATTCTTTAGCCTCATCTCTAAATGCGTGCTTTTCTGTTCTAGGAAATTGACGGTAAAATTCATTTAATCCGTCTTGATCATTTTTTAAGCCTTCTACTTCGTTTTCCCAGTGCTCTATAACCCCTAAATCAATTAACTCTCCGTCAACTCCTTTAACGGGTTCTTTTGGCGTATCGAAGACAGGTAAACCATAAGTATCGATGTATCCTTCGTAATTCCATTCCATAGGTATGAACAAAGAATATAGTCCTGAGCTAGTCTGTCCGTTGCGGTTTCTCTTGGAAACATCTGAGTCATTGTAAAGTTTTTTAAAGTTATTACCTCCTTTTTCTAGCGCGTTTGATGTCGAACCCATCATACACTTCCCGATCACTTTACTACCTAGCCTTAAACACGTTTTAGTAACTCGCCAGTTATTTAATATATTATCTGGTTTTTCCCACTTGCCAGATTCGTCGTGCACTAATAGCCTTAGCTTTTCTCCATCGTAGCTGTTATCTCCAGTATTTTTCCAGTCAATCGTAGTATCAAGACCTACTAACTCTTCAAGCTGCTCATTAGCGTCTAGCTTTTTACGGGTAAGCTTACTAGCGGGAACCCTATATGCTAATTCTGTTTTAGGGCGGTCCATACCATCTTGTATAGGCTTAAAGAAAAAAGGGTAGTTTATAGATATAGGCACAACCTTGTCTGTAAACATTTTCTTTGCGTCTGAACCTGATTTAGAAAGTATACCATACCTCGAGTCGCTGGACATTGTTGCTTGATGCACCGTTTCCGCGGAAGACATAAAAGAAAATCCGGAACGTCTATTTTTTAAGTAGCACATTCCATAACTCCGTTTGTCTGCTTTACAGGCTTCCCAAAAAATAAAGAATAATCTATTCGATTCCCTAAAGTCCGGGTGACCAACATCAATTTTGGTCCATTGAAGGTACATATAATGAGTACCTGTAACATATGTAGGTTTGCCGTTATTATAAAACCAAAACCCGTTTTCTCTATATGTAAACTCTTGGTCGATATAATCGTACCACTTTTCTTTAAAATCGGCCGGGTATTTCTCCCAGTCAAATACACTTTTTATTTTGCTTAGTTCTTTCGGATATTCCTTAACTTTCCAGAACTGTTCATCTTTTTTATCTGAGCGTCTATATACGTTTTTTTCTGCCTTAGGTAAAGCGATCTTAAGATTCTGGATATCATATATCTCTCCAATCTCTCCAGTTTTGCTAATAACCACGATATCATACTCAGGATTGTAACCATATTCCCATTTTTTGTACCGGTTCATACGCTTTATAACCTGAGGCTTTATATGATCGGTGTCTATTTTATATAAAGTTTGTTCGTACATGGTTACCTCGATCTACGTTCTGCAAAACCTTTAAAAGCTTTTTCTTCCTTTTCTTCTTTAGGTTTCTCATTAAGCTTGTCCTCTTCTTCTTGTATTCTTTGCAGAATTTCAAACGCATCAAATATGGCTAGCTTTTTCGTAGCTGCGGCATTTTTTAATCTGTCTGCTGAAATGTCGTCGTCCGAATCTACAATAGCTTCTTTAGCTACTTTAATTAGTTCTTCAACGGCTTTTTGCCCAGCTTGGATTATATTCTTTTTCGTTTCCTTGGTATTCATATTTAATTACAATATCATTTGATTTCATACAATATAAACGCCTGTTATCAAATACAAACTCAAACTCTGACTTGGGCGTAAACCCGACTAAGTCACCAGGAAGTATTTTAAGCGCTTTTAAAGCCTTATTGCCGTACTTTAGTATACCAACAAGCTTTTTTTCTTTTTGAATCGATAGAGGGCTTGTTTCTTCAATTGGCGCTACAAAGCAGTAATCCATATTAGTATGCCAAACGTCGTTTTGTTGGTACATATATATTTGCGAAACGTCGGTAAAATACATATTGTCTTTAAAAAACATAGAACTATTTTTTTCTACGCCTCTAATATCGTACCACCGTCTAAATACGTTATGGTGCACTATTACTTTGTCGCCTGGCTTTATGTCTGTTTTTACAGCTAAAGGAACAGATACCACTTTTGCTTCTTTGCTTACAGATCTCCAGTCTTCGACACTTGTGTTTGTGATAAGGCTTTTATCACCTATTTTTACTTTATTGTTATAGCGATCGTTTAGCGGCTTAACAATAAACTGACCAAGGCTATTCATTAGTACTCTAGGTCATACTCTACAGAGATAGCCATATTAGAATTAAACTTTTTCCAAGGCATTACTTCTCCGTTCTTTTTTATATAAATATTATAAGACAAATCACTGTGGTCTAATAATATCGCTGTTATCTCGTGCCCTCCGTATACAGACTGCCCTATAGAGTAGTGCATTGCGTCATTTTTGTAATCAGAGCCTATACTTATTTTTCTAACTATCTTGCTCATCTTTTACTTCTGTATATTCGCCGGTCTCTAGGTTAATATTAATTTGACCGTAATTAGCTTCTAAATCTTTTTTTGTATCTTCAATTTGAGCATTAACTTGCGCAAATGAGTGAAGTAGCTCGTGTTTTTTTGCTTCTAGTAGCCCGAGGTTTTTAATAATACTGTCAGCTTGCTGTTGTTGAGAAATAATTGTATCTAATTCCTCTTGTTTAATTTTTGTCATGATTTGATTAAATTTTAATTATATACTAGGCTTTATAATCACCTACTTTATTGGAATTTTAATTCCTGGTAGCTTTGGCCGTAAAAAGAATGGCATCCTTCGCTGTCAATATTAATAGAATATGACTTCCAGCCGTACGGATGATCTATTTCTCCATTTTCATCAGCTTCAAGATCTACCCATAAAACATCAACCATATACTTGTTTCCGAATACTGCTTCTGTTAATATATTGCCTTCTACGTCGAAAGTAGGTTGTTCTAAAACATTATAACCCAAGTGAACAATAGTGTGGTTGTGAGTAGGGTAGTATTTTCCGTCTTCCCATTTTTCTATTCCAAGAGCTGCTATTTTGTCGTCAGCTTGCTCTTTGCTGTTGAATTCGTATTTTCCTATTTTCATTATGACGTTAGGTTTTGGAGTTCTGTATCGGTTAACGCTTCGGGAAATATAGCCATACATTTTATCTTGCCTTTAATAGGCGATGACCCTGCCGAAAAATTAAACGCTGTTAAATCTCCTGCTGAATAATCACCGTTAGGTATTGACCTGGTTGCTGTTTCGGTGCCTTCAAAGTAACTTTCAATAGTACCGCCGCCCCATCTTAAAGCGAACTTTGTATTAATGAGTTTTGGGCCACTGCCGCTACCAATAGGCATATATGTCGTTCCTCCCGCGTGTTTTATTTGACCTGTAATTCCACCTCCAAAATTTCCGTAAACCCCAATAGAATTTGTGTTACCTGTAGTTCCGGGCTGAGAAAGAAACATAAAGTCGTTAGTTCCGGTGTCAAACATAGAGAGTTCAAAGTATATCGTTCCTTGAACGGAATTTATTAAAGTGGAATTACCCGAGCTATTTGCTCTATCCACGACCCGCGTTACCGTTGTAGAGCCTGTTGGGATGTATGAGGTCATATAAGATTGTTGCTCGTACTGCCCGCCCCATAAATAAATACTTCCACTTCCGTCGCCTGTATAAGTTGTTTGGAAACCTGAGGCGTTTTGTAGGAAAACTTGTAGACTTCCACCCCCCGTATTTGTGTTAGAAGAATCCGTTACACTACATCTATACCAACCATTTCCGTAGTCTTCAATTTTACCCGCTCCCGTTACATCTTCGTGTGTAACTGTTCCATTGCTTAAATCGAACCAAATCCGAACCCCTGTTGTTGTGCCGTTTGTACGAAGCCTTAAATAGCTTAAGGTGTCAGCCTTGGCAAATATACTCATAGTGGCAGCACCTGAAGACAAAGTAAAACCTTGGCTTGTTATAATATGGTTTGAAGTAGCTGTAGTGTCAGTTAGTCTTGCAGCATTCGTTGTTCCGTCGGGAGAAGTAGTTTGGTTAGCAGCATCACTTGTTTCTGAGTTGAACCATTGGCTAAAATCCTCACTGTAAGGAATTACATTTGTCCCTGTAAATTCAAGCAATATTTTGCCAACTCCATCTGAGTAGTCAATTCTTGGTACATTAGACGCAACAGATTCAATTTGACCGCTTGCATTAACCCTCGTAGCGGTTGAACTTCTGACAAAGTCAAAATCTCCATCTATAACTTCTTTAATGCTTACATTGTCCACTGTAAAACTCCAATCCCCGGAATTGGTGGCTCTAATAAACGCTATTTCTTGAGAATTACTATTTGCTTTCCATTCAATTTCCACGCTTTGCGAAGACCCATCCAGCAAAATTTCTCCATTAGATGTGCCTAATCCCCCTGTATTGTTTCCATTATCCATTAACCTAGCGGCTTTGCCTGCGGTTCCCTGTAAATCAGCTGTTACTACATATTTTTTACCGTCAGTAAAAGAAATACTTTGTAGTAGGTAAGATAATCCGCCCGCCGTTATTGTTACTGTAGCTTTTCCGCCGCTTATTACTGCGTTACTTTTAGTCCAATCACTATCAGTGCTAAAATCTCCATTGGTAACCTCTTCGCTTCCGAATGTTTGAATAGGCTTTACAGAGTTAAGGCTTCCAACTTCATAAGCTGTCGGGGTAAGGACAATACTAGCTTTACTTAAAAGACCATCATCTTCCAGTTCTTGCAAAATAGTTTTGGTGCCACTTTTGTTTTCAAAGTACGTTGACCTTGCCTTCAGCTTACTAAGTAAAGTACCAATAACGGTGACTCCTCTCCTTACGGCTGTTGTAAATGTCGTGTTTAATAAACTTAACATATATTTTTTTTAGTTTATTGCTAAAATATCACTTGCGGTTGTAGCTACTAGTACAGCTTTTACAACGATAGGTAGAAAAGAACCATCGGCTACGTTTTTAAATACTACAGTTGCATCACTGTTGTCGCCAGCCATTCTCACGGCTACATCACCGCCTGTACCTACGTACAAAGCAGCTTCTCCGCGAGGAACAAAACTTTCAGTAAAGTTAGTGTCACTTTTAGTTACGGCTTTTGCGTCTCTAGAAATAGCTTTTGTTTCTTGTTCTAAGTTAAAGTACTTTCCCATTTTTTTCGTTTATTACTTTGTTAAATTATTTTTCTTTTCGTATGATCTAGCTCCTGCTAAACCTAACATACCAAGCAAAACTTGCATTGTTATATTTGTATCAATTTCAGGAAAAGTTATCACCCATCCTTTTGCTGTAAATATGAATCTAAGTAAAGGTTCAACAAATACAGCGTAGCCTAAGCCAATCCCACATATCCATCCGATAAATGGGCGCCAACCTGCTACGAACACAGACCTGTGAGATGCTTCGGCCTCGTTAATTTTTGTTTGTACTTCAGCTAGCTTAGAAGCTATCTCTAATTGCTTATTAGGATCTAGTTCTTTGCCTTTTATAGCCTCTCTTATGTCTTTAGCTAGTTCACCAATTCCTTTGGTCCCTGAGCCTAGTAGTTTAGATAGCCAGCTCATACTTACTATTTTTATTTATTTCCGTATTTTCTTTCTTCCCAAGCTCTGTGGTAAGCTTCTTCTTTTGCGCTTGTTATATAGCGCTGACGCAATTCTTCATCTGCTTTAGCCTTTTTCAAAGTAGCAACTTTGCTTTTTACACCTTCTAGGTATTTTCTTTTTTCTTTTTTCTTTTGCAATGCCTTGAGCTCTGCTTTTATTTCTTTTTTTCTAGCTTCTTTTGCCGGGTCAGGGATGCCTGGGTTAATTCCGTTACCGTTAAGAGGGTCGTATCCTTTGTACATGCTTTTTATTTTAAGTATTAGTATTTTCCTCTAACTCCTTTAGGGTTAGACTTAGTGGAGCCTCCTTTTCCGGCCCATAAGTTTTTACACGCCCAATAACGAGCCGTTAGTTTGTTTTTAGCCGTGCCGCATTTGTGACGAGCTTTAAAAGACTTACGCGCAGCAGCAGAGTAGTTGTGACCATACCCAGTAGCTCCAAAGTGAATAAGTTTCTCTACACCGCCCTGGCAAGCCTTAACCATTTTCTTTTTACCTTTGCGATCTGATTTCATAGGCTTATTGCAAGCCATTTTACTTTTGTCTGCCATGCTATTTAATGTTTACAACCGCAGGATTTTTTTGATTTTTTCTTAGCTGACGTTTTTTTCTTAGCAGCTACTTTTTTAGCATAAGCTTTTGCTGCTTCACGTCCCTTTTTGCTGTATCCAAATTTTTTTCCTCCTACTGTTGGCATAATATTATTTTTTACGTTTTAATGATGATGTTTTTTTGCCCATGCCTGCCCTTTTCTTTTCGGCTACCGCCTTCTTTTTTTCAGCTGGTGACATTTCCTTCCAAGTTTTCGGAGTCTTGCTACTTATCCTTTTACTTGGTCTACACTTTTTTGTTTTCTTGTTTTTAGCAGAACCGCACGGGTTACCTTTTTCGTCTGTCCACTTTTCTTTAAACCATCGCTTAAGCGCTGCCCCTTTTTTAGTTTTACGTACCGCCATTACTTTTTCTTTTTAGCTTTAGCTTTTCTGCACTTAGCAATGGCCCCACTGGCATACGCAGAAGGAAATACTTTGTATGCTTTTTTTACTTTATAGTAACAAGAGTCTTTTTTAGATTTAGATTTCATATTACCTTGTATTTAGTTTTGCCGTCTTCTTTATAAGCTTTCAAGCAACGGTTTCTATTGAAGTCTTCGGATATATAAGATACGTGAACCCAAGCTGGGTTTTCGTCTGTGCCAAACTCCCATATTATTTGATCGAAGTCTAAGTTGTTTTTAATATACTCATACATTTCAGCATTTGTTTTGTGGCCGTATGTATCATCTATATCCATTGCTCTACCTTCGCAGTGTTGAGATTTCGAGCTTCCTCCGATAGCTTTGTTTAAATCTTCGCATCGAAAGAAAGAGTTTATTCTTATTGGACCGCCAACCCACTTTCTAAGTGGTTCGAATATATTTTCTGCTAACACTTCCATGTTAGTTCTGTGGTAGTCGCTTGGTGTATTATCAATCCCTAGCCTCGTGGCTGTTGTGCTTCGTGTTCCTTCTCTGTAAGATATATGCTTACTTATCATTCTTTTTTTGGTTCTTAACAATTAGTGAGTGCCATTTGTGGACCGTGTAGCCTATCGTTATAACTAGCAACATTATCTTCAATTGAACTTCTATATTCGTTAGGCTTATTGTGAAAGCTGCTCCATTAACAGCATACAATTTCAGGTCTTGAATTGACATTCTACAAACTATTTATATCTTTTATAATTCTTTCTTTTACTTCTTGTTTAAAGCCCCCAACTGCACCCTGTCTTTCGTCAGCTGTGCCAAATACCGCAGCCGCTTTTTCTTGAGTAGCAGGAGGGAAAACTGGTGATGATGCTGCAGAGTTAGCAGGCGTAGCCATAGGGTACTGGGGAGCTATTCCGTCGATAGCCGAAACTTCCGCGGTTGCTTGGGAGCTCGCTAAAGGGACTTGCGGCATAATTCCTTGAACAGAAGATACTTGCCCCACCCCTGGTGTAATTGCTGCAGGAGTGCTGACAGCAGACGCTGCATTTTCTTGCTGCATTTGCAACCGCTCTCTTACGCTTCTAATAGCAGAAGGTATACCCTTAAGCCCTCGCGTAGCTATAGAGCCTAAGTTGTTTATTGAACTGCCAGAGGAGCTTCCTCCAAATACGCTACCTAGTACATTAAACATAGTTTATCTGTTTTTATCTCTGTTAACATTATCTATTGCTACTTGTAAAACTTTATCTGTATATGTTTTACCTCGCATTATACTATTTCTTTTTTCGCTAGTGGGTAAATCCTCTTCCCCTAGCATTATTCGATACATCCTGCTTATAAGCTGTTTGCACTTAAACGAAACTTTATATATGTTGTACTTTTGGGTAGTTCTGTTGCGGTTGCGCCATACTACAATCCATCCTTCTTTTAACAACCTATTCCAGCGCTTATTATCCCAGCTATAAGCATATGTACCAATTTTAAAATCTTGCTTTGTAAAAAGCTCCATGCAGTCAAAGTAAATGAGTAACTCTAAGTCTGCATCTGTGAGTTCGTTATTTCTACATGCCCATCGTCTTATTATGCGATAGTGCTTTAGCAAGTTCATATCTTTTATGTCTCTTGCGTCCAGCCGTCTCATAATACTACAACTACATCTTGGTTTTTAATAACGTGTAGTTTTTCGTCCTCTATTTCTATTCCGTGTCCAGCATGTCGGTCGAAATAGATCGTATCGTCTTTAGTAACACCAACTACTTCATCTCCGACTGATACGATAGTAGCTTTGCGATATCTTATATCCTCTCTACTTTTCTCATTAAGAATTAAACCACCTTTTGTCTTAGTGGTTGTTTCCTTAATGATTTTTATGATTAAGTTTCTACCTATTGCTTTCATCTTCGACTCTTAAGTTGTTGATTACACAATCGGTTGATAAAATCGTAGTTGCTACTGATGCCGCGTTTCTTAGCGCGCTTTTTGTAACAAGTAAAGGATCGATAATCCCCGACTTAATCATATTAACGTCTTTACCAGTTACTACGTCAATACCTTTCCCTTTTGTTTGCGGGTAGACTTCGTTTAAACCAGCGTTTTTCAAAATAGTTAAGAAAGGCGCTTTAATAGCTTCTAGTAGTACTTTTTCGCTCTTACTCTTTGAAGTTATATGTGCGGAAGCATTAAGCAGTGCAATTCCGCCGCCAGGTACAATACCTTCTTTTATTGCGGCTTTAGTTGCGCAAATAGCGTCTTCAACTCTATCTAGTTTTTCTTTTAGCTCTACTTCAGAGCTTGCACCTACTTTTACAACACCAACTTTACACGATAGCAACCCAAGTCTTTTTTCGAGCCTGTTAATTGCTCCTTCGCGATTTTCTGCTTCGATTTCTTTTTTAACAGTATCGATTACTGCTTGAACCTCGTCGGAAATGCTTTCTACTTGGATAATTGTTTCTTCGCTGTTTGTAACGCTCTTTAAACACGTTCCAAGGTGCTCTACATCGATAATATCTAGGTCATCGCCTAAATCCTCGTTAATAACAGTAGCGTTGGTTAACAATGCTAAATCTTGTAGCTTTTCTTTTCTGTAAATCCCAAAATCAGGTGTATCAATGATATTAACCTTGATGTTACCTTTGATCTTGTTCATCGCGAGAGCCTGGATAACTTGCTCGTCTGCTTCTCCAATAATAAGTAGCGGCTTATTATTTTTAATTACATACTCTAAGATGCTTTGGACCTTACGTACGTTTTCGATCTGGTTTTCTACAATAAGTACCAGTGGGTTTTCAAGGACAGCTTCTTTTTTAGCTTCGTCCGTAACAAAGTGAAAGTTCTTCAAAGGTCTGTCAATCGATGCTCCGTTAATTACCTCGTAACTCGTAGAACTGTCGTTCGATGTTTCCATTGTAACTACTCCGCTTTGTCCAACCTCTTTGAAAGCGCCAGCGATGATATCGCCTAGCTCTTTGTCGTTGTTAGCTGAAATAGTAGCGACATTGTTGATCATATCGCCTTCAACCGGAACAGAAAGAGTTTCTAGATACTTAACTACTTTTTTAGTAGCTGATTCAATCCCCTCTTTCATTTCTCGTGACCCGCTATTCCCATGCTCATAAGCCTTGGAAAGAATAGAGTGCGCTAGCACCGTAGCTGTTGTTGTCCCATCTCCAGCTTCTTTGACGGTTTGCCTAGCAGCTTCCTTTAGAAGCGTAGCACCCATATTTTCAATCGGGTCTCTTAAGATTATTGAGTTGGCGACCGAAACACCATCCTTGGTAATAACAGGTCGACCAGTCTCGTCTTCTAGCATCACACACTTACCGCTAGCACCTAATGTAGAGCTAACGGCTTTGGTGAGTTTTTCGATGCCGTTAAATACGTTATTTCTAGCCTCATCGCCGAAGCTGAGGTTTTTTACAATTGCATTACTCATTATATTTAATTTGATTTAATTACATTATAATCGGTTATAGTTAATATTACCAATTATTCGGGCTTTTTACTATTATACTGCAGACGCACTTAAAGCACCTCCGTTGGCAACAGTTATTCTATAGCGTGTTCCATCGGGCGACTTCAAAATAAACCCTTTGCCTACTGCGTCTGTTTCAAAGTCACCGCTAGTTTCTACTTTTGTTACGTTACTAGCTCCTAAGCGCACAGTATTAGTCCCTGCTCCTGTTGCTCCGAATCCTATTACAGTTTCGTTTGTAGTCCCATCTGCTGATCCCTTTGTAGAGCCACCTAGAAAAATACAAGTATTACCGTCGGTTCTACTTCCTGAAGCGTTCGAAACTCCAGCTGAAGAGCCTATAGCAACATTAGCGTTTCCAGAAGTATGGTGCCACATAGCAGTATAGCCAATAGCTACGTTTCCGTCTTCGTCACCGTCTAACACTGCTAAAGCGTTATTACCTATCGCTACATTATTACTACCTATATCAAGAACTCCCATTGCCACATGGCCTATTGCTACGTTTGCGCTCCCGGTAGTAATTTTTTCACCCGCCTGAGTGCCAATAGCTGTATTGTGCCCCCGCGTCCACCAACTTGTGTTTCCTTGTTCGCTTTGCAATGCATATGCCCCAATACCAGTTGACCCGGCTACATCTGTGTTAGTTACCGCTGGGAATGTTATATATTGCGAAGGCCGGTAGTTACTGTAAGTAGGAGAAGAAGGCGCATCCTGTAGGTTGTCTAGTACTATTCTCCTAAGCGAGCTAGTACCTGCTTTAGCATTAAAATCGCCTCCAATGGTTGCATTGCCGGTTGTTACCAATGCTCCAATATTTGCATCGCTTCCTTCTCCGAAACGAAGGCTGTCTACGGTATATACAACCGTTTTGTTATTATCACTTGTGTCTACTCCTAAAATTTTATCCGTTCCAGTAGGAGCCGCTGAAGGATAACTATAAATAATTGCCATAACTGTTGATGTTGATTGTTATTACATGTTTATATTAATTGTACTAATCCTTATTTCTTCGCGTACGCTTTGAACTTATATTTTTTCCCGCCTTCACACTTCGTTCCTTTCCGCCGTTTCCGCGATTCGCTTTTACAGGCTTAAACTTACCATCTTTGTGATCCCAATCTTTACCATTAGCTTTACTCCCCGCTTTACGGCGCATTCTCTGCGCGTGCGCTTTTTTCTTTTTCCTTTCAGACGTTTTAGCATAAGCTAAATCTCTTTTCTTTTTAGCCGCTGCTGCCTTGGGTGATAGCTTTTGTTTTGGCATATATTATTATTATTGATCGTTGTATTTTTTTAATTTTTTTATAGCATCTTTTCCAGAAAGACCGCGAACCATTTTTCCATAATTATACGTTCCTCCACTTATTAGGTTTGTTTCTGTATTAGCTATATTTGTAGAATCTTTTTGGTATCGCCTATAATCAATTTTGTCTCCTGTAGAAGCTCCTTGCAGATTGTACAACGCACTCATTGCTCTACCAATAGTTGCTTTTCCTGTTTGAACGCCCTTTGCTATATTTTTTATTCGAGCAGAAACTCCTTCGTTGGTAGTTATGTCTTTTGGCGGATTTTCTGGCCCAGCTAGTTTGCTTGTAATTCCTCTACCTGTTTTGGAGAACTCGCTTCTCCCTTGTTGTTGTTTGTAAGCCATTTTGTATATATTTAGTTATTAGTTTGTTTATTATACCTTATATACTTACGCGCGCGTTCTAAAATTTACATTAGCCCCCAGTGTGACGATAGCCTCTTACTATTTAATATAGCTACCTAATGTCGCATTCGTAGTTTTTTTTGATGTTAGATATATGGAACTATGGGGTTACATACTATTTTTACGCTTACCGGTTGATATGGAAAATCGTTTTGTTTTCACCCAGTCCCCCTTTTTTTGTACGTTTTCGGGATATGCTTTGGCCTTTTGCCTGGTTTCCCTGGGATATTATGAACTTTTCCGGGGAGTACTGCCGTGAGTGTTGCTTGATCTTGCCTGATGTGGATCTGGTTTTCTGCGCTGATCCTGCTTGCGTAGCAGTAGCGTTACAGACCTCACCCATCCGGACCGACGGTTGTGATAACCCGCAGGGTGTATAGCACGTGTACAGCATGTACAGCATTTTACGAACGGAATACGAAGTACATTTGATAATATAAATGAATAAAAAAATTAATAATAATAACAAATTAAATAATAAAAATGAAAAAATTAATATTAGAATTTTTAAGTAAAAATCCAAATCAAAATGAAATTGAAACTTTTTATATAAACAAAATATTACCTTATACAAATGATTCAATAAAAGATATTTTAGAAAATTAATTACAAACTAAATACGAGGTATATTCGATAATATAAGTGAATAAAGAATAAAGATTATGATGAATACAAGACACAACGAACGAAGCGCAACGATCAGCCTAATAAGAATGCATGACTGGGCGAATCCAAGAGAGCTGGACAGAATGAGCCAGGACCAGCTAGACGAATACTTAGGGGAGCTACTAGATGCAATTGATCCTTATTGCGAGCTCGTGTAACCTCACCCATCCGAGTCTATCGATCATGGAATTTTTACAAAGTGAATACGAAGTACAAACGATAATATAAGTGAATTTAAAATAACAATTATGAACTCAAATACAATCAAACTAATCGGATTAGCAATACACATCTACTTACTAATTGCAATCTTGGGATAAACTAAACAACAAATTAATAACTATAAAATTTAATATTATGAACAAGCAAGAAACAGTACAACAAGCAATCGCTAAATTAAGCAAAGAAGAATTGAAAGCAATCTTCCCACCAATCGAACGTAAGAACTTCGTGGTAAGAAAATCATGGATGGGTCGTAACCAAATCATCACCTTCAAAAACAATAAAGGACAAGTAATGACCTACGACCACGATGAGGTTCTCAAAGCAATGTTACCTAAGCTAAGCATCATGCCATGCTGGATCAAGCGAGGATACTGGTCACAATCAACCAATATGCCTGCGAATGTACGAAGCCTAGCAACAATCGAGGAAGGGGCTGAATAAGCTCCTCCTCCCCCCTCGGGGATTAACTAAATATAAAAACAGATATTATGACTTTACAATTTCAACTTACTTATCATCACAATGGAAAACGTTCGATCTTGAAATACAGGACATGTCAACAGACCCACCAGAGTTTATAGACTACATCTGTGATCGAGATCTGGAGAAGCTAAAAAGAGAGATCGACAAGCACGTAGCAAAGCGAATTTCTTAAGCTTAACAGTGCGACAATAGCCTGCTATTATATATATATAACAGGCTAACGTCACACTCTCTAAAATTCTCTAGCCGTTTCCAAATATAGCGAAGTAAAAAGGGCCTGATCCTGAAATAAGATCGGAAGAGTATACTCCACCGTACAATATTGTGTATAGCACACCGAAAGTATACTGAACTTTCTCAAAAAAAAGTAATTTTACCGCTTTTTCGTGTATAGCACCGCGTATAGCATTTTGCAAACCGAATACGAGGGTATTTCGATAATATAAATGTAACAAAAACAAAGAAAATATGAAAACATTTAAGTACACCTTTAACGAAGACACAGTAGATCACTTCAAATTCATGTCTTCCTACGCATCAAAAGAAGAAGTATACTCCGAAATCGAAGAATTTGTAGAAAATAACTGCACTTTGAAGGAAAATGAGGTAGAAAAAGACCTTGTAGAAGATTTAGTAGCTCAAGTGTATATAGAGAGATAGGGAGTTACACCACCAACACTAAATTATCTAACAAATAAAGTATACCCTTTGAAACTTACAAAACAAATACGAAGTTAATTCGATAATATATATGAAAATTAAGCAATTAGCAAATATAAAACAATAACCATTAAAACTTTATTACTATGTCTACTAAAGAAACTATCAAAACTAAAGAGGAAATGTTAAAAGAATTAACCCCGGAACAACTAAAAGCGGTGTTTCCACCGATCGTGCGGAAAAACTTTGTAGTGCGGAAATCTTGGCAAGGTAGGAATCAAATTATTACCTTCACCAATAACAAAGGGCAAACTATTCGGTACAACCACGATGAAGTATTAAAAGTAATGTTACCTAAACTAAACATCTTACCGAATTGGGTTAAACGCGGGTATTGGAGTCAAAGTACAAACCTACCTACCAATGTAAGACACTTAGGTGAAATCATTTCAACAACCGAAAAATAATATACTATGAACTAAACAAGAAAACGCGGAGAGATGTTACCGTAGATTACCTAAAACTACTAGAAGGTAAAATAACACGTGAAGAGTTCGCAGTAATCGCTGGAATTGAAGATAAAACAAAGTACAATAACCTAAAATAAACCGGAATACTATGAGTAAAGTAATTGAATTAAGTGAAAGCGATGCAACCTTTGTTTACTATACACTGCGTCAATATGCGTCACAAACCGAAGGATTAGATCAACAAGATAAAAGTGAAATTCGCGAATTAGCGGCAAAATTTAAATAATATGGAAGAATTAGAAACACTATTAAAACAACACGATTGGTTCTACCAATACTCCGATGATATGAACTATTGGAGAGCGGGGAATGATCACCACCGAAAGATTATCGATAAGATGGAAGAACTAGGCAAGACGGAAGAAGTACTAGCACTCTATCGTGAATACCACCCTAAAAGATTAAGATAACTAAAACCCAAAGAAAATGCACTATATAAAAATACTAAAAATACTAGTCATATACCCTATGCAATTTATAACCTTACTAGGTATCGCGGGATTTACAATACACCTAATAAAAACAATAATACTATAACACTATGTTCACACCAAAAGAAGTACTAATACTAATCGTATACCTATCACTCGGTCTAATATTGATAATGTAGTAAAATAAAATTGCGAAACAAATACGACCACCGATTGATAATATTAATGTAACTAAAACAAATAACTATGCAAAGTATCAAGTTCCTAAAAAGTAAAAAGATTTCACTAAATGGTAAAGTATACAAACCGTACTTAATCGGAGATCTACCTGAAAAGTTCGCGTTTATATACGACGAAGACAAAGAACAAGACGGAATTACAGAATGGTTTAATTACAAAGGTTTAACTTACATAAGATAGTTATGAGCGAAATCAAAGATGCTATACATCACTTCAAGCAAGTACAAAAAGCAAAAGCAGAAGCGCACCGTCGCAAGCACCAACACGACGGATTGTGTAAACCACTAACGGATAAAGAGTGGACCCAAGTTGTAACTAAAATGAAATCTAGTTACGGTGCAAAAGCAAAGAAACACAGTTTCAACGGATTATGGCGTCACTATGATGTCGATATAACCTAAAATCAAAAAAAATAATATTATGAAGCTATTCACTTAAACAAGTACGATCATCTGTTGAATTTGGTACCAAGCTGGACCAAAAAAGGTACCAAGCTAAGTGATTTAATAAAATAACAAAAACTATTATGAGTAGAAGCTAAAGAAATACAAGAAATTGCCGAATCATTAGCGGAAGACAGTAACCGAGTCGTTACAAGACTCTATAGGTTGGGCGATTTCAGGAACAAGTATTGAAGAACTATCAGGTGACGATTTTTACCATGCATGTGAACATATCTTTAACGAAACTATAGCAGGTACTTTATCGTCAAAATAATTAAGTAATAACTAAAACTAAAAGTAATGGAAAACAAATCTAAACACAACGGATGGAGCAACTACAACACATGGAGAGTTGCATTAGAAGCGGTTGACTTTGACCAGTTTACAAGTGACAACCTTGCCTCTGAAGAAGATATCAAAAACATTGTAGAACAAGCGGTTTTTGGTCAATATGAAATGAGTACGGGTAGCCACCTTGTCGAAGACTTCGCTAGATCTTTCATATCTGAAGTAGACTTCGCTGAGATCGCGGAAACCATAAACAGTGATTTAAAAGTTGAAGCCTAAGTTATGGAATATAATGAAGCAAGGGTTAAGGCTCTGGAAGCCGAGGTTTTTAACCTTAACCAAAAAATTAAACAAATGCAACTGGAGTTAGATTATTTCAAACGCAGTGCTATACGCGGAATGATAAGTGATTCGAAATAATTTACAAAACAAATACGAACCTTATTTGATAATATAAACGTAACAAAAACAAACATTATGAGCAGATTAACTTTACTACAACGACTAAAGCCTGAAGTAAAAACAGCGCTTGAAGCAAGCAAAAAAGATTATTCTTTTACAGTAAACTATATTCTCGGTAAACTTGACGACACGGTTTTGTATAAAGATTTAACATTAGACACTATTCGCGACATATATACCTTTGCTAATATGGATTGGTTTGAAGCGTCTAACTGGGATCTTAAATATGGTGATAATCTTTTTAACGATTAAGAAATGAACAAAACAGAATTACTAGAACGAGCAAGCGACAAAGCGTTTTCGCAAATTACAATGAATACCATTGACGTCAATAGAATAAAAGACGAAATCAAACGCAACGAATTAGGTGCATTAACAGTAGATCAAATGGAAAGTATGCTTAACCTCCACAAAACGGAGCTTAAAGTTTGGAATTTTATAGCAGAATTAATCGAAAAATCAAATAACAATGGAAAATAAAAAAATAATTACCGACGAATTAATTAATGAGCGTTTAGAAGCTAAAGGTTTTGGCGATAAACAAATTTCTGACAGCGATTTAGCTAAAGAATCAGTACTAAACCACTTTCACGTAGAACTCATTGACGACTGGAGTGAAGATGCCGTCTTCTACATTTATGAAGAGCCTACAGTTGATGGTCATTCAGTTTTTGTAGCAACATGCGATACAAAAAATATAAGTGTAAATGAAAACATATACTATTATGACTACGATTTAAGCGAAGCGCTTCAAGAAGCTATCAGATATGGCAACGGAGATGAAAATTACCCGGAAAAAATATACGTAGATGACCTTTACCAAGACTTTATCGATGGCGCAATCCAAGAGTTGTTTGCATACTTATCCGAAAGATTCGAGGAAGAAATTATTACAGAGTTAGAAGATGAAGGGTATAAGCATGAAGATGTCAAAAGTGAAGTTGAATTTATAAATAAAGTAAATAATATATTAAGCTAAAGTTATGAGTAACAAGACTATACAGAAATTACCTAAATGGTTTAAAGGTATTGTTTATGATGAGGGCGAAACTGTGGTAAATAAATTTACAAATGTTGAGGTTGAACTTAACGCCGTAGAATTATCACTTTATGACTTTATCATGGGAATGCAGTGGGTTTTCGAAGTGGCCCCTAAAACAGTAACGAGTAAACAAATCGACGACTTCCACAAAGCACTACGTTGGTTTCAAAAAAATAATATTAACGCATACATGGATTTATTAGATTAATTATGGGAACAGCAATTTTATGGATTATATTCGTAGTAGTAGTTACTAAAGTAGGTAAAGCCGTAGCCAAAAAACTATGGCCTGAAGATTGGAAATAATTTACAAAGCTAATACGAGCGATTCAAGATAATATAATAAAGTACAAAAAACAAACATTATGAACTTATTAACTCAAAACTCTAAACTTAAAAAGACCAGCAAAGAGCTAGGCTTAAGGGTATTCAACTTCGGTATACCAGCTTATAAGTCAGCAAGCGGTAAGTTAACCTGCCCTATGGCTGATACTTGCGTAAAATTTTGTTATGCTAAAAAAGGAGCTTATATTTGGTCGAATGTGAAACCGGCGTTTGAGAAGCGTTATGAGTTAACGAAGACAGATGATTTTATCGAAGCTATGAACGCTGAGGTTATTAAGAAAAAACCTGATTATGTTAGGGTACACGATAGCGGGGATTATTATTCAAAAGCTTATTTAGATAAGTGGATTCAGATTGCTATACACAACCCTAACGTAAGGTTTTACAGTTACACTAATATGGTAAAGATGATGCTAGATACTTCATTACCAGATAATTACGATATTATATTTAGCGATTCAGGAAAACAAAAACATTTAATAAATGAAAGAAAACACAGGCATACCAAAATTTTTTCTACTTCTAGCGATCTTTTATCTGCTGGGTTTGTGGATGCTTCTAGCGTAGATTTGTACGCTACAAAATGGTTTAGTAATACTCACAAAGTAGGATTAATATTTCACTAATTTACAAAACAAATACGAATGAACTTTGATAATATGAATGACGAACAATATAAAAAGTTTGTAAATGACATTGCAGAAGCTACAGTAAAAAGAATGATCGAGCAGCAAGCTGAGTACGATGCTGAATTGCAAAAGCAACTAGAAGAAAAGTATGGATACACTGTAGAGCTTAAAACATCTACTATGACTTATCCTACTACTGAAGAAGAGCTTGAGCTACTTAAAGCTGATCTTGAGTTGGCAATCGCTGATGAACGGTATGAAGATGCAAATGAAATTGAAAAATTAATCAAACAACTAAAATCTAAAGGCAAATGAGCAAAATTAAAGAAGAGTATTTATTAGTAGAGTCAAAATTTGTAAGCTCATTACGATATACTCGTGATTCACAAAAGCTACAAGTATTCTATAAAAGCAATAGTATATATGAGTACAGTGACGTAGCTCCTAAAGTTATTAATAAAATAAAAAAAGCAAAGTCTATTGGTAAAGCAATGCATAAGTATGTTTTCAAAACCGATAACTTTAAAAAGTTGTAACAATGGATAGAGACAAACACATATGGGAAGGCTGGACAGTTGGTGACTTTATTGATGACGTAGAAGTTACATTTGAAATGTGTGCGCCATTTACTTCTAAGCAACACCTTAAGCGATGGGTAATGCAGGAGCAGCCTTATTACAAAAAACATATACCAGAAGTATATCAATATTTCTTAAACAAATCAGGATTATGAAAATAACAATAGAGCATTACGACGAAAAAGTTAGTATTGAAACTGAACGGGATGACCTTAGTTTTAATGAATTCATGGAACAAACAAAGCGTATTGCATTTGCAATATATAATCCAGAAACAGTAAAAAACTGGTGGAATGTAAGCTAAAACCGAACTAATCATGAAAACTAAAATATCTAACATATTAACGAACTTAATTAAGGAAAATACAAGTAAAGACGAGGCAACAGATAAGCTATTAGCTTTATACAATACTGAGGTGTCATCGTTCCAAAAAAATAGGCTTGACATACTTAACTGGGCAAAAAGCGAATTAAAACAGGAAACAAACGCAAAACCTGGCAAAACTATGACGCCCTACAGAAGTGACAAAGTTATATTTTTACGCAGAGTTATTGATTGGCTTAATAGCGAAGCTTAGTGAGTGCAATAAATTTAATTAGTTAAAAAAATACAAATGAATATATTTTATTTACATAAGGATCCAGCGAAAGCTGCAAGTTATTTTTACGACAAGCATAAGGTTAAAATGATTCTTGAATCAGCTCAGATGTTATGCACTGCTCATCACTATTGGAACGAACGCATGGGTATATCTAATGAACATGTGCCTTACAAAAAAGCGCATTTGAATCATCCTTCAACTATATGGTGTAGACAAAACAAGTCACAATACTTTTGGTTGTATGATCACATGCTTGCAATAGGTAACGAGTACACTAAGCGATACGGCAAACATCATATGTCTATCGAAAAGTGTAAAACGTTTTTATCTGTACCTCCTCCTGGTATGCCTGATGGCTTATTCAAACAGCCTCCTCAATGTATGCCAGATGAATACAAACAAGGTGATGCTATACACGGTTATTGGAATTACTATATTAAAGAAAAGCATACAGTCACGAATAATGGCGAAGCTAAACATAAACATATACCCACAGAGGTTGAAAAACTATTATTATGAGAACAAGAAGAAAACAAAAACATATCTTTTTTGTAACAACAAAAATATGGACTTTAAAGTATGAAATACTTAATGAAGCATTGTTATTTAAAACAGTAAACAATACTAAAGTTGATTTACTTCATAAATATAACAAATACTTAAAATTATTGAAATTTTAAAATGGGTAAAACAAAAGAATTATTTATGGCTATCCGGGAAAAAGAAGATTATTTTTTAAATAATCATATATATTTCCTGACACTTGAACCAAGCAAATCGGAACAGTGTGACGATAGCTTGTTATTATCTAAATAGTAAGAGGCTAATGTCGCACTTTGAGAGAAACACATCGTATTTAATTAGACATAGAATAATATACCGTCGTGATCCTATAAACGATAAACCAACCGGGGTATTTGACTGGGGTTGGCACTATGAGGAAGGCACGCATGAATGTTATTCATTGTTTACGTCTCGGGCTAAAATAACGACGTATAGGAGCCTTAAATGGCATTTGTATGTATTATGGTATCTAAACCCACAATTGGACCAAGAAGGCTTTGAATCGCTTGCTAAATACATTTGTAATAAAAAATCAGGGTTTGTAACTTTTAAAGTTTCAGAACAATTATTACAGAGCATGGTTTACGATGTTTCTTTAATGGATCTTGAGCAACCTCCTCCAAATAAATTGAGGAAAGTTATATTTAAAGATTCAACTGGACTCACTATGCGACAAAAGCTTACTATAGTAGGCAAAATAGTTGGTAGAAGCAAGATTTCAGACAGTGAAATATATGATGCAATGTTATTGCTTAACCATGATAAAGAAATCATAACTATAGCTAAGCTAGCGGATTTACTAGGCTGCTCAACGCGGACTATATATAGGAACATGAGTAACGAGTTGAAAAAAGAAAAAGAATTACTTAATCAACAACTATGACGACAATAGAAAAAGTACAATTAATAAAAGATTATTTTGGAGCAGTAAACGGACACGACGATTTCTTTTTTACAAAGCTTGAAGAAATTGAGACAGAACTTATTAACAACATAGAAACTAAACATGAAGAAATATAATGTACAGAACTACATCAGATATAAAGAAGATGTAAAAAAATCAGTAGCAAGAGTAGAGGGTAAATTTTGGGATGAGTATACAAAGGATGAGCTTACAATTAAGTTTTTGCCTTTAGTAGAAAATATAGCTAGAAAGTTTTCAACTTCTGATCAAGCTTCCGGGGTAATGAGCATTAACGATTTAATTCAAGAAGGTAACTTTGGATTGGTTAAAGCTATTAGCAGACTAGATATGCAGCGTGTAATCGAATCTGAAGACCCAGAAAAGACTTTAAAATCATTTCTAGCAAAACGTATTAAAGGAACAATTCGACGCGCTATAGACATCAATAGAGGCAACATGAGGATTCCTGAATATAAGTTAAATGAAATAAGAAAAGACCACGGTAAGGATAAAAAAATGGTTGCAATGTTTTTTAACTCTATGTTTTTAAGTATTGATATTCCTATGTCAGAAAGCGAAGAGCATTTTGCTTTACAAATTCCTGATAATTCTGAGCCTTATAACATTCAATTACTAAATGTTTACTTGACAAGTTTGTTGAAAAAATATTTAGATGAAAAAGAATATGAAGTACTAAGACTAAGCTACGGTCTTGATTGCGATAAATTGCCTGCAAAAGAAATTGCCGATAAAATTGGCATAACTGGGCCTAGCAATTACGTAAGAGTTTCTGAGTTAAAAAAGCAAGCAGTACAGAAGCTAATCGACTCTGTTGACCCAGCTCAAGTGCTTGATTATCTTTAATTTAGGTGACTAAAAAGTCGTAAAACGAAAGTAGTATATGTAATTATTAATATAGACAATTTAATTAAGAACGAATGAACATAAACGAAAAATTGGCTACCATCCAAACAGAGCTTAAAACGAAGAAAAGTAGATTTAACTCCTTCGGCAAATACAACTACAGATCCGCTGAAGATATCCTAGAAGCAATCAAACCATTTTTATTAGATCACAAAGTATCGGTAATAGTTAGCGAAGAGCTAATTGATAACGGCGCTTTCCCTGTTCTGCAGTCTACTGCTAAAATTACAGACGGTAAAGAGTCTGTTGAAGCAACAGCTGTAGTGGGTGTTGATCTAGAACAAAAAAAGATGCATATGCCTCAGAAGTTTGGTAGCGCTTCTAGTTATGGTAAAAAATACGCACTAGGAAATTTATTTTTAATTGACGACACTGCAGACAGTGACGCAACAAACAATCACGGTAGAGCTGCCGCAGCTAAAACTAAAAGCACGTTAACCTCAACAAGCGACCCAGCTTATAAGAAAGCGGTCGAATATATTAAAGCAGGTGGCAAAGTAGAAGCTATAAAAGCTAAGTATTCTTTATCTAAAGAAATAGAAGCTGAATTAAAAACCCTATAAATGAAAGAGTTTAACAAAGAAGAAGTATTAGAAAGGCTCAAAAATGACGACGATTATTACGGAGATTTCGGGAAGCAATTTAGGAGTAATTCTGATATTTCAACATTATTAACTAATCCTTTAGCTTTGGGCAAAGACTTTAAAAAGTCCCCGGCGCTATTGATAGGCGGATACTTTCATACTGCAATACTTGAGCCAGACAAATTAAACAAGTATAAAGTTATAGAAAGTACCACTAGAAATGCAAAAGCTTATAAGGAAGCATCAGGCGGAGAACTTTGTCTATTACAAAAAGAAGTCGATCAAATAGAGTTAATGACAGACAAACTAATGGAAAACAATGTTTGTAAAGACTTAATTAGAGATATAGACGTTGAGTATGAAGTGCCTGGTATAACAGAGTTAAACGGATTATGGTGGAAAGGTAAAGCAGATATACTAAATCATACAGAAAAATTAATAGTTGACCTAAAAACCACATCCGATATAACCAAGTTCAGAAGTTCGGCTTTCCGTTATAACTACGATAGTCAAGCTTACATCTATAACAAACTGTTTGGCTATGAGATGCTATACATTGTTATCGATAAATCAAATCACCAAATTGGTATATTTGATTGCTCTCCGGAATTTTATGAATCAGGAGGTGATAAAGTCGAGAGAGCTACTGATGCGTGGAATTTATTCTACAACTCAGAAGACTTTGATCCTCAACAATATTTTATTAACAAGACTTTATAGTCTAAATTAAATTTAATCAAATGGCAAGAGTAAAAAGAAAAGTATGCACAGTAACGGGTATCAAAACAAAAGAAACAAACTTTTACCCAAACCAAACACATGTTAAAGCAGTAGATAACCTACGGCGAGCTACAGGAGCAAACAAGCAACAACTAGCAAGAATGTTTAATCAATTAACTACATATTAATATGGCAAGTATTATTAAAGCAAGTATCAATCTAAGTGAAATTCCTAAAGACAAAGTCATTGTTGGAAAGAAAGGTAAGTATCTTCCTATCACTATCACTTTGAATGATGAGGTAGATCAGTTTGGAAATCAAGGTCCTGTTATTGTTGATCAAACAAAAGAGGAAAGAGAATCTAAAGCTGCGAAAACTTATCTAGGTAATGTTAAAGTTGTATGGACTAATGGAGATAATGTAGCGGCTGCGCCTCGAGATGATCAGCAAAGCCAACCAGTAACTCCAGCAGCAAAAGTTGAAGATGACCTTCCATTCTAGCAAGGAGTTTATATGCGAAATATGTGGAGCAAGTATGTCTAAAAAAGATCACGACTACTGCGACATATGTCCAGACTGTTTAGAGGATATGGAATATTAAATTAAATTAAATTAAATGCAAGAAACAGAGATCAATGGATTTGCAATTGAAGATTTCAATGTGCATGGCCTTGAGGAGGGTAAAAAGCAGGGTACGTGCCCACTTTGCTCTCACAAAAGGAAACCCAAAAATCAGAAAGCTAAATGTGCTTCTTACGATTGGGAACGGGGTCTCGGAACTTGTCATAACTGCCACAAATCATTTCAACTACATACTTACAAGCGTAAGGGTAATGCTGAAAAAGTGTATATCAAACCTGAGCCTTATAAGTTTGAAGAGCCTGGCTCTAAAGTAGAAGAATGGTTTAAAGCAAGAGGTATTTCCAAACAGACTCTCGGTGACTTACGGGTTACTGAGGGTCCTGAATGGATGCCACAGACTGGTAAGACCGAGAATGTAATAAAGTTCAATTATTTCATGGGTGGTGAATTAACGAATGTTAAATACCGCGATGGAAGAAAGAACTTTAAATTATTTAAGGGCGCTGAGAAAGTATTCTATAATATAGATAGTATTGTAGGTTACGAGTATTGTGTTATTGTAGAGGGCGAAATGGACGTATTAGCTTTACATGAAGCTGGTATTACAAATGCCATTTCTGTACCTAACGGAGCAACGCTTAATACAAATAACTTAGAATATTTAGATAGTTGTATAGATTACTTTGAAGACAAAGAAAAGATCATATTAGCTGTAGATTCTGATGAAGCAGGTCAAGCCTTGCAAGCAGAACTTATTAGAAGGCTAGGATCTGAAGTTTGTTATTTAGCTTCATTTGAAGACTGCAAAGACGCGAACGAATATTTACTTAAGTATGGAGAAGAAAAGCTTTCAGCTCGTATATCAGGAGCTAAGCCGGTACCTTTGGAGAACGTTACTACTTTCAGAGATATCGAAGGCGAGATCACTGACTTTGTTGAAAACGGTTTTAAGCCTGGCTTTCAAGTCGGGTTGGAAAACTTTGACAAGATATTTTCAACTTACACTGGTCAATTTATTACTGTTACTGGTATACCTAGTTCCGGTAAAAGTGATTTTGTCGACCAAATGGTTGTTGGCTACAACACTAACTATGGTTGGAAAACAGCTTTCGCTTCGCCAGAAAACGTCCCAACATATCTACATGCGCATAAGCTAATGCGTAAAGTATGGCAAGATATGCCTACTAAGGATGATATTGGTGGTGACAGATGGAACCAAGTCGCTGATCACTGTAACAGTAACTTTTTTCATATAGACATGGAACGATACACGTTAGAGTCTGTATTAAAAAAAGGAGCTGAACTAGTAAAGCGCAAAGGTATTAAGTGTCTAGTTATAGACCCTTTTAATAAAGTTCGCGATACAGATTGTAAAACAGAAGATGTCAACAGGTATACTATGGAGTACTTGCAAAAGATAGAAATCTTTGCTAAAAAGTACGACGTGTTAGTATTTATTGTTGCTCATCCAACTAAAATGTATAAGGATAAAGATGGCAAAATTGAAGAGCCTACTATGTACAACATTAAAGGTGGCGGCGAGTGGTATGATGCTTCTTATCATGGTTTATTGGTTCACAGAGACTACGAGAACAAAACTGTTAAAGCTAAAGTTCTTAAAGTTAAGTTTCAGAACCTTGGAGAAAACGGAGCGGAAGCTCATTTCAAATGGGAACCAAGATCAGGATGCTTTATTCCGCACTTGCAGCCGGAAATGCTTGACGAGCCAATGCCTTGGGAAAACTTGTAACTTAACATAAAATGGGAAGCGGTTTAAAAAAAGGTAAAAAGCAAATGAAGTCTTATCTTCGGACAACAGAAGAAGACAAGGCTTATTTGTGGGGAGTACGTAATGGGTTAAAGATATCCCCGTTCGCACATAGTGCAACAGAGTGGTGGATTGATGTTGAATTTAAAGATAGAAAGAAAAGAAGCCCAATAAAGTACGGCAGCAAAGAAATTTGGCCAAAAATTTTTGAATTATATAAATTTTATTATGACAAACATCACAGAGAAATATGAAGCTCAGTATCGAAAGATACTTAAGGAGTGTATGCAAGAAGGAACATGGCGTAACGATAGGACAAAAGTAGGGTGTTATTCTGTATTTAATAAGTCAATTAAAGTAGATTTATCAGAAGCGTTCCCATTAATAACAGGTAGACGCATGTACCCTAAAATTTTTAAAACAGAATTTGAATGGTTTATTAATGGCGAAACTAATATAAAACGTTTCAAAGATAATAAGGTAACGATATGGAATGAATGGGCAGATTCAAATGGCGATTTAGGACCCGTTTATGGGCATCAATTACGAAACTTTAATGATCAATCTATTGATCAATTAGAAGACGTTATAGATAGCTTAAAACTCAATCCGGATAGTCGCAGGCACGTTGTTTCATTATGGAATCCAGCTCAGTTAAATGAAATGGCTTTACCGCCTTGTTATTTATACTTTCAGTTTTTTGTTAATTGGGATCCGATTAATGGCGACACTTTAAATATGTTTGCTTTGCAAAGATCAGGCGACGTATTTTTAGGAATACCATATGATGTGGCTTTATTCTCACAAATTTTGCTATACATATCCGAAAAAGTAAATATAAAGCCTGGTAAAATGGAAATGCAGATAATCGATGCTCACGTTTATGAAAACCAAATTGAAGCAGTAGACGAATATTTAAAGCAGCCAATTTTGCCTCAGCCATCATATAGTTACTCAAATGGACAATTAACTATAAAAGATTATATGTACGGTCCTGTAATCACAGCGCCAGTTGCTGTTTAAACTGAATAAGAATGTACTATTTATATCATATTCCAGGAAAAAAAATAGGCGTAACACGTAATCTTAATAAGAGAGTTACAGAGCAACAAGGTTACCAACCCGATGAATACGAAGTTCTTGATCGTAGTGAAGATATAAGTTACATATCAAAACGCGAGATAGAACTTCAAAAGTCTTTAGGCTATAAAGTTGATCGCCAAACTTATGAAAATTTAATAAAATCGAATAAAATGAAACTAAATATAACAGAACAAACAACAACATTTCCAATGCCATTAACTAAGCTAAAAGATAGGTTAGAAGATGCTATTGGAATGGCTTGGGAAACTCCCCACGGTTCTTTCAAGCTTACTAGAGATAACTACAGAGAAGTTTTTAAAAACGCGGTTACTTCTATGTATAACATTAACCGCTGCTTTATTTACAATAAAAAGCTAGTTTCTTTGAGTTCTTCAGCGGCAACAGAAGCAAATACTGAATCAAATGTATTTGACAATATTAGAGAGTGGGCTAGAATAAGAGGAATATATACTAGTGGAGATTCAAAAACTCAGTTTGCTAAATTAGTTGAAGAAGTAGGCGAATTAGCGCAAGGCATTCTTAAAAAAAACGATGCTGAAATCAAAGACGCAATAGGTGACGTTATAGTTGTGCTGACTAACCTAGCACATTTGGAGCAAATGAAAATAGAGGATTGTGTTGAAAGCGCTTATGCTGAAATTAAAAACCGCAAAGGCACAATGAGTAATGGAACATTTGTAAAACAAGAGACAAAGAAACGCCCTTGGACTCATCAATCAGTAAAACTATAATGAATAAAAAAGAAATAAAATTCAGAGATCCAGTTGTTGAGCGGGTTGTAGACAAGTTCGTTAGCCGCTCGGATGTTGGCTTTGCAAAATACGGGGTTACTTTAAATGATGATCCTTCAGCTGTTGTTGAATGGCTTAATCATTTGCAAGAAGAGTTAATGGATGCTGTATTGTATTTACAAAAAGCCAAAGAAACCTATACAGATAACACCCGGGGTGAAATGACAGAAAAAGATATTGAAGTTATTGTAGAAAAAAACAAAAACCCGAGTGATCCTGTTAAAGCTTTAGCGGATGCTACTGAAGAGTACAAAGAAATACTAAAGTAAATGAAAAGACCACGTTATAATAAAAGAAGTAGAAAAAAAGGCCCAGTGCAGGCAAAGAAGGTGTCATATGATGGTATCGACTTTGCTTCGGGCTTAGAGAAATATATGTACATGGCTTTGAAAAAAAACAAAATCAAAGCTAAATACGAGGGTGAAACGTTTGTCTTAGTTCCAGGATTCCACTTCCAAAACGAAGTATATGAAAGACAATCCAACGGTAAAGGCGAATATAAAAACAGAGGTTGCAAAAGAATACTACCTATAAAGTATACTCCTGACTTTATCGGAGATGACTTTATAATAGAAACAAAAGGTAGAGCTAACGAATCTTTCCCGATGCGATGGAAGCTATTCAAGCAACTTGTTGTTAATCAATTTCCTCATATAACGCTGTACAAACCTCAAAATCAAAAAGAGGTAGATGAAACAATTAGAATAATTTTAGAAAAGAAAAACAATGAATAAAGAAACTGGCTGGGAATTAAGTTTAGGATTATATCAAGGTATTTGCTTAGGAATTAGAAGCTATCCATCAGATAATAGGACAGATCATGTATTGTACTTGCCTTTTATTGATTTATGCTTGACTGTTTACTATGAGCAAGACGAATGAAAATCTACAACTAGAAGGCGTAAAGTATTTTATAGAAGCTATAGAAGCCGAAATGGAATACATACGTAAAAATAAACCCACTAAAAAAGAAGTGTTAGAAAACTTAGACCAGTGGTTAAACACAATTGAAAACATAAAAGGTATAATAGATCATGGTTAAAATATATATATTAAAGTTTTTTTGTCTAGCAATTCTTACACTGGGATGTTCAAACGATGACTGCTACTGTGTAGAAACAACTACTTATTTTAGCAACGGCGAAGTTGTTACAAAAGAGTACTGGTGGAACAATTGTGGTGGTCCGTTTGTTACAACGCAAACTTTTGAATGGGGGAATAGAGTAATAGATTGTAGATAATTAAACTTAAACAAAGTATGGGATTATTTGATCCAAGAGTAGAATACAAACCTTTTGAATATCCAGAGTACTATACCGAAGGTTGGCTAAAGCAAGCACAAGCTTTTTGGTTACACACTGAAATATCAATGCAAGGTGATATCAAAGACTGGAATGAAAATTTAGACGAGAAAGAAAAAAACTTAGTAGGCAATATTTTACTAGGCTTTGCTCAAACAGAATGCGCGGTGTCAGATTATTGGACACAAAAAGTTGTTAGCTGGTTTCCTAAACACGAAATACAGCAAATGGCAATGATGTTTGGCTCTCAAGAAACAATTCATGCAGTCGCTTATAGTTATTTAAACGAAACATTAGGACTAGAAGATTATGAAGCTTTCTTACACGAACCTGCGACGGCTGAGCGCTTTGAGAACTTGGTGGCGTACGAAGGGCAGAATACGCGTGGTATTGGTACTTCTTTGGCTATTTTCAGTGGTTTTGCTGAAGGTGTTAGCCTTTACTCCGCTTTTGCTGTCTTGTACTCCTTCCAAATGCGCAACAGGCTTAAGGGAATTGGTCAACAAATGAAGTGGTCTGTTAGAGACGAATCGCTTCATAGCAAAATGGGATGTCAGTTATTTAGGCATATGTGCGAAGAAGACGATCAACTTTTAAATTTATGCAGAGAAGATGTTATCAAAGCAGCTGAAACTATGATATCGCTAGAAATGAATTACATCGATAAGATGTTTGAAATGGGTGATATAGAAGGTATTTCTGCTAACGACTTAAAACACTTTATAAAGAAAAGAGCAAATGAAAAACTTGTGGAACTTGGGTATGTTGATCTTGGCGGGTATTTCCCTTTCAACGAAAAAGCAGCAGCAAATCTTGATTGGTTTTACCATCTTACTGGTGGGCATACTCATACCGATTTCTTTGCTATTAGACCTACCGATTATAGTAAGGCAAATGAAGGCGAAGATTTTGAAGATATTTGGTAATGATAAAAATAGAAGATAATTTTATAGATAGAACTTTATTTAAAGAGCTTAACAAAACACTAACGGACTTTAAAGAAGTTAAAACTCCAGGTAAATCTTTTTGGGTAATGCAACCTAGTAAAGAATTTATTGAATATATTACTATAAAAATAAGCTTATTAGAAAACAAAAAAATAGAAAATATTTTATGTTTTTTCAGGGAAGCTAAGCCAAATCAGGACAACGACTGGAGAATACATAATGATTCAATAATAGATGGTCAGCAGCCAGATAGAGCCGCTGTTATTTATATGAGTGAAAACAAAGAGTCGGCTTTAAACGGCACGGCTTTTTGGATTCACAAAACTAAAGGGTATAGCTTAAATAACGCGACACCTGAAAGTTTTGATAAATTACTAAAAGAAGATTCTAATGACGTATCTAAATGGAAATTAAATTCGGTAGTAGGCCATATGCCAAATAGAATATTAACGTACCCATGCAATTATTTTCATAGTAAATACCCAAAAGAATTTAATAGTAGTAGAGTAGTATTTGTAATGTTTTATAAAATAATTAAATAAGTATGTATACAAACGTTCACGCAACAGTAGGTACAGCTATAGTTATGGCTACCTACGGATTAACAAAAAATGAATTAGTAGCAGGTACTGTAGGAGGTGTTCTGGCTTTTGCTTCTCACGATGTCGTAGATAGACTAGGAGAAACTAGCTATGGAACTTTTAAACAGTTTTTAAAAATGGAGTTTACGTTGTTAACTCTTTTTGTATTTTCCGCTATTATAAGCGGGTTTTGGGAGCTATTTGCTGTCGGATGGGTTGGCGGAAATGCAATGGATTTAATCGACAAAAAAGGAGGGCTATCTATAATTGACAAAAAAAAGTATCCGTTTACAAGCTACTTTAAATGTCACCGAAGAAAACCCGATATTATGTTTGATAGAGACATGACATACAAAGCAGCTTATATAAGTGGAGCGCTAATCGTACTAATAGGAATTATATCAAATTTATAATATGAAAGAAAGCAAGTTAATAGAAATGCAAAATAAGATTGAAACACTTGGTAAAGTGGCTCAAAAACTTATGATGGAAACACAACAGCTTACTAATTTAGCAGTAGGCACATTAGAAACAATTAAATTAATGCCTGATTATGCAAAAGCAATCAAAGACCTTCAAGAGAAGGCTGCTTCAGAATCTAGTAAAGCAGAGGAAGCTAAGCCCTCTGGAAAGGATAGCGAATAGATTAGGGTATATGGGGACCGGTTTTTTTATAACCGCTCCTCATATGTTGCCCGAAACACCAGGAATTGTAATATACTTTTTAGCAGGGTTATTTTCAGTACCTCAAGTATTTGTAGCTAAGCAATGGAACTTAGTATTAGTTAATGTTAACGTAATGATGGCTTATGCCATGCTATTTTTTAAATAACATATGTGGAATAATGAATGGATCAAAGGAATCGACTACCCAGAATGGGGCGATACAGAAGTATACAAAAAAACAATTAGTGGAGGATATTTGCTTAAAGGTGAAACCCCTAGAATGGCATACGAGCGAGTATGTACGGCAGTTAGTAGAAGATTAGACAAACCTGAGTTAGCCGGTAATTTCTTTGACTATATTTGGAAAGGTTGGCTATGCTTAGCTTCTCCGGTGTTATCAAATACAGGTACCGATAGAGGCTTGCCTATTAGCTGCTTTGGCATCGATGTTGCTGATAGCATACAAGATATCGGAACTAAAAACTTAGAGATGATGTTACTCGCTAAGCACGGCGGTGGAGTTGGCATTGGCATAAATCAAATCAGACCCGCTGGCGCTAAAATTACAGGAAATGGAACATCAGATGGAGTCGTACCTTTTTGCAAAATCTATGATAGCACAATCCTCGCTACCAATCAAGGATCCGTCAGAAGAGGAGCTGCTTCCGTTAATATCAATATTGAGCACGACGATTTCGAAGAATGGTTGGAAATACGAGAGCCTAAAGGGCGATGTTAACAGACAATCGCTTAATTTACATCAGTGCGCAGTTGTTGGCGATAAGTTTATGCGCAAACTTGAGCAAGGGGATGCGGAAGCTAGAGATAGATGGAGTAAATTACTTAGAAAACGAAAAGCAACTGGAGAGCCGTATATTATGTTTAAAGGAAACGTTAACAAAGCGAATCCAAAAGCATATAAAGAAAACGGGCTTAAGGTTCACATGACAAACATTTGTAGTGAAATTACACTGCACACAGATGAAACACATAGCTTTGTATGTTGTTTATCATCTTTAAATATAGCTAAATATGACGAATGGAAAGATACAAACCTTATATATGATGCTACGTGGTTTCTGGACGGAGTCCTCGAAGAGTTCATACAAAAGGCAAAAGGCTTACGAGGATTTGAAAACTCAGTTAGATCAGCCCAGAAAGGAAGAGCGCTTGGTCTCGGGGTCCTTGGATGGCACAGTTATTTACAATCCAACGGAATTCCGTTTGAAGGATTACTTGCGCAATTCGCTACTAGGAAGATTTTTAGTCAAATCAAAATTGAAAGTGAAAGAGCGAGTAGAGACCTTGCGGAAGTTTATGGCGAGCCCTTATGGTGTGTTGGTACTGGTATGCGCAATACTCACTTACGCGCTGTCGCTCCCACTGTTAGTAATAGTAAGCTTAGTGGTAATGTATCTCCGGGGATAGAGCCCTGGGCTGCTAATGTATTTACCGAGCAATCTGCTAAAGGGACTTTTATTAGAAAAAATCCTGCACTAGAAGAACATTTAAGGCTGATCGGAATGAATACTTCTGAGGTTTGGAATCAAATTCTAGAAGATGGAGGGTCTATACAAGGTATTAGTAAGTTAGATGAAGTCACGGTTGGCGAGCATGAAATACCTATCAAAGAGGTTTTTAAAACCTTTAAAGAGATTAATCAACTAGAGCTTGTTGAGCAAGCAGGTTTGCGTCAACAGTATATTGATCAAGCAGTGAGTCTTAACTTAGCGTTTCCTTCTGAAGCTAGTCCTAAATGGATAAATAAAGTACATTTAGCGGCTTGGAAAAACGGAATTAAGACTTTATATTATATGAGAACAGAAAGCGTGTTACGAGGAGATATTGCAGCTAAAGCAATGGATGACTCGTGTATAGCATGTGATGGTTAAATCCCTGTCAAGGTAAATAAAAAAAGGGCTCTCGGTTATGAGGGCCCTTTTTTATTATAGGAATGTTGGGGTTAGCGCCCATTTTTTTGTTTTCCTATCTGCTCATTTTTCTTTTTTGTAGTCTTCTTTGTTTGTCTATTTTTGAGGATTTTTGCTTTTTTGTTTTTGATATTTCGGGGTCAATTTCCCATGCTTTCCACCCACTTAGCAGCGCAAGCTTTTCGTACCACTCTCTTTGAGAATTAGCAACCTCGGTTAAGTTTTGAATTTTAGTCAAGGCTCTTGAAGCTGGAACATTAAGCACAGCCTCTGTTAGCAAAGAGCTAGATTTTACTAACGGGTTATCTAGCGCTATAGGTTCTTTTATTGCTTTTTCAAATCCTCCTGCTCTATCTATTTCTTTAAATGAATATCTTATTTTATCCACTTTAGAAGATACCGGCGGTGAAATTTTTAGTAACTCCCATGCGGCGCTTTCTAAATCCCCTTTATACCCTTTTTTATACTCCTTGGCAAGTTTTAACCCTGTATTTTTAAGCATCGATACAATACCTCCACCATAACCCATTCCTCTTAAAAAAGAATCAGCCATACTGTTAATTATTCTAGGCGCTTTGTTTTCTAAAAACTTTTGATCCTCTTCGTCATCAGACCACGCCATTTTAAATATCGCGCTTTGTAAACCTGCAAATATTGCGTTTTGCAGAAAAGTATAGTAGGCTATTTTGCTTAAGTTTGTTTTTGCATCCCCGCGACCGTTTTTAAGGTCTAAAATAGCTTTTTTAGTTTCTCGGGTGTACTGCATAGGTGTATTAGCAAATGCTAAAACAATCTTCCCAAGATCACTGCGCTGCTGCATACTTATTTTATCAGGCCTTGACGACTGTTGGTTTGTTTCAGAAATTTCAACCCAATCCTGCATAGCTTTAGCTTCTGCCTCTTTTGTTTCTAATCCTTGCTTTTCATACGTTTTAATTCTATTACGGTAAAAAGAAGCCCCTCCTAAAGCCGTAGCTGCGGCATCAGCAATTTGCGTTGGTAAAAATCCTTTTTTGAGAAGCAATGATACAATACTTTTAGGTGTATTATTAGAGCCTGTAACGGCATCCGCAATTTCTGATTCTGTTACATTTATACGCAAACCTTCTCTTCTTGATTTTGCCCAGTCAGAGTTAAAAAGTGTTTTAACGTCTTTTGCGAACTGAGGAATATTAGCCACAGCAGAAGCGGCTTTTAAAGGATTATTATCGCTCCAATTTATATAGTTCCCAGCAGAAAGCATTTGAAGGGTTGCTGACCGTTGATTTAAGAACATAATAGTACCTACTGAATTATTAAGGTAATTTAAACTTCTTCCCTCTAAAGATCCTTTCCCTGCTCTACGAGTTTTACCGGTATACATTGCATCAAGCATATTTTCCAATGCTTTTCTATAAGGGGTTCCGTGCGCTGCTTCCAGCTTATTCATCGTTTCAGGTGTAAATATTAAGTCTACGTTTTCTTTCCATGCTGCTAGTCGCTTGGCTCTTATGGTAGTATTAAGGCCTCGTCTTAAGTCGCTTGAAATATCTCCTGCGTACCAATCTTTACCGGGTTTAGCATATTTGCCTCCGGCTATTCTTTTTAAGTTTTCTTTAAGGACACTTAAATTAATATTTGAAGCCACTGCCTCTTTAAGGAATTTCAAATCGGCTTTATTTAAGCCAGGGACTTCCATTTTTTGACTGTCCCATATGGCTGCTCTAAGTGCCTGTTCAAACGTAAACTTACTTCCTTCAATTTTTTTCCTTAAGTTAAATTTAGGAGCGTTTTTCTTTATAAGTTTTTTAATGTCTTTAAACTGCTTAGCCATTTGCACATTGTCGTAGTTGAATTCGGTGTACGCTCTAGCGTAAGGTTCGTAAAGATTTTCTTGAAACCATTTTTGATGAGCTTCACCTTGCTTTCCTTTGCCTGCATTATAGTTCATTAAACCTACGAAATCATCTGCAGATGCGGAAACAAATAGCTTGTACTTTCCTTTAGCTCCGGCTTCCATTTTGGCTCTAACAGCACTAATATCTTCACCTGCTTTTATGCCTGTGGTTTCTTCAATAATTCTATTAAACTGATTACTTAATTCTTCGGAAGCTTTAGTTTTTTGGGTTTCAAAAGACTTGAGCGCTTCATTAATTTGGCCCCATTGCTTTAACCTTCTATTTTCAGGTACTCTATTAAGAGCCTTTTGAAGTCCATCAACACCAAGCATGTCAAATAGCGCTTCCGCTCTAGTAAAGCCTTTGTGCTCTCCGGAAATTATAAGGTCATTATTTAAACTATTAGATCTTAAAAAGGTATTGAGCGCTCTATCTGCAAAGTTTCTTTTTGAAGGCCCTCCAAATCTTCTACTGTCTTTAACTTTTTGTGTAGGAACATCGATAACAGCTTGTTTAAGCCCGCTTACTAATTCTTTAATAGACTCATTTACTTGTTCTTTTGTTATGCCTTCTTTTTTCAGCAAACTTATAAAGTCTAAATTATAATTGATAAGCTCTGTCATGTGCTCATTAAAAGTATTTCTTTTGTTTTTTCCGCGTGCGTATTTTTTTATACTACCCATGCTTACGCTCTCGAAAGGAATTAAAGCTTTAAATATGCCGTCTGTGTGATCTTTTTGTACTCTCAATAAGTCAGAAGCAGCTTCAAAAGACATTTTGCCAGAAAAATAAGCGTCTGCAATATTGGCATAAGTGTCTGTTAAAAGCTTTATATTAGATTCAACTGTTCTTTCGAACCCATCAATAGTACCTCTAAGATCAGGATGGGTTTGTTCGTTTCTTATATACTCAATTAGTTCGTTTCTGAACTTAGGATTGCTAGTATCGTTATTGTATTTCTTTCTTAGCTCGACAGTTTTTTGCTCTAATTTTCCGTTAAAGCCGTTTCCAAAAGGGTATTTTTTTGTAACCTCCCCTTTTCCAGAGACTGTGAAAAAAGCGTGAGGATAGGTTTTTCTCAAAAAACCCTTTTTCCTTATTAAAGTTGATTTTTTGACCTTTATTAAAAGCATTTTCTAATAACTCGGTTCTATTATTTGCGTTAAAGTTTTTCTGAGATATACGCAAACCGTCAGGACCGCCTAATTTTATCATTTTATTATACCCAACCGCAGAGTAAAAAGCGTTTCTAACGCTAGGACTTGCTGCTTCAGGGTCACCAAAATACTCAAGCAATGTAACTACACTATCCGCATATCTTTGTTTACGAGTGGTTTTTTTGCCTTTGTCAATAATAACTTCGTTACTAGCTATTTCAGAGGCAGGAACATAGTTTAACCCGTCTTTTTCATAGTTATTTTTCCAAAGCGCGGCCTCCATAATATTTTCCTGTACTATTGACTCTAAAGTAACATTTCGTTTTTTAGCAGAATTTCGCATTACAAATGCAACTTCAGGATAAAATTTAGGTAAGTTTCTAGAGATCATTGATATTGCTTGTGCCGCAATAGCTTGATTTTTTTCAGAAGGGTTTTCTAATAATACTTTACCAAATTTTTCGGCAACACCATGTGAAGCCATATTAATAGACTTGCCATCAGCAATTTTCTGAATAGTATTCATAGAAACCTCCTGCGCCTCTAATGCCTGACGGTATGCTCTATTTGTCATAGCCTTACCAACTTCTTTAATGAGAGCGTCAATAGCTGTTTGTTGGTTTCGGTTTTGTGGTTGGTTTTTATTTGCTCCGAAAACTTCTAAGAACGCTTCTTTATTAAAAGGTTTTTTGGTCTGAGTTTTTAACCCAGCCTCTGTCCCTGTCTGCATTTTCGTACGTTCTCCGGTTTCATAAAAATTTTTCAAAAGACTAGCTTGTATTCCTGTGGCTGTTTTAAGACCCGTGGCGAACTTTCTAGCTCCTTCTGGTAGCAAAGCATAGATAACCTCAGCATTATTTCTTATGAACTGCTGTTGAAGCTTTTTTGTTTTTGCCTTATCTACTTTACCGTTTTCTTTTAATACTTCCCCAAATACTTTTCTAGTTAGCTCAGGAGCAGCATCTACCAATGTTTTATAGTTTACTTCTCCTGGGTCAAAATCCTTTGTAGCTTCTTCAACTTGTTTTTTAAACTTATTTTTAAGCTCGGGATCTTTAATGAGTCTTTCTACAGGTTCAATTAACTTTACTCCTTTTGTGGGCTCAACACTTGTGGGTTCAGCAGCTACTTTTTCTGCAGCTTCAATTCCTTTGTCTATTCCTTTTTCTGCTGCTTTAATACCAAGTCTTTCGGCTAGGTTAAAAGCTCTTACGTACCCTCTATTAATAAGGAATTTTTCTATAGACTGTTTTCCTGGTTTATATTCGTTGAGTACCATAGCTACAAGGTCTGAACGCATAGAATCTTGAAACTTTTCTCTAGTAACCCCAGCTCTTGCTTCTTCGGGAATAGGATCAAATAGTGCTTTAGTCCTATTTGTTATAAGCTTATTAATAGGATCTTTTAAGTCTTCTATTATTTCTTTTTCAAGTCTTTTTTCAGCAGGACCCGGAATTGGTTCTTTTCCGAATTTTTCGGCTAATTCTATATTTTCTTTTTTAAGCTGAGCTAGCTTTTCAAACTTTGTATCAGCATCTATTATGGTTTTCTTTTCACCAATAAACTCATTTATTTTGCTAGATATATCGGAAGTAGCCTTACGAGCCGCCTCTGCGTCGCTTGTGTTTATTTCTATTAAATCAGTACCAAGTACTTCCTTAAATCTTTTTTTATTAGCTAGCACTGCTTCGTAGCTATTCCTAACAGCAGTGTCAGTAAGCACTCTTTCTCTTTGTCGGTTTCTTTCTAGTGATTTTTCTAAAGGAGAATCAACGAATATAAGTTTAACATCGTAACCAGCTTGTTTAAATTCTCTAATATCTCTTTCCATTGTAGCTTTACCAGCTCCAGTGCTGTCAAAAACTAGCCCAGTTCCGGCTTCTCTGAGCTTGTTTAGTCGCTCTCTAGTTTCTTTGCCGGCTTTTTCCTGAGCTGCTCGCCAATCTTCTTTTTGTTCCGACGTGAGCTTATTCATATCTGCAGGGAGTCCAGCTTCCTTAGAAAACTTTTCGAGAAGCGGGTCTTGATTAATGATTTCAAAACCTTTGCTCGGCAACCCTAAGTTTTTTATAAGCGTTGTTTTACCGCTGCCAGCCGCACCTGCTAAAAATATAACTTTTTTATTTAGTGCTTTAACAGCTGGTTTTTTAACGTCAATTATTTCAGTCTCTTCAGCTTTTAGCTCTTTAATTTTTATGACATTATCTTTTAGCTTCTGAATTTGCGCGGCACTCCTTTCCGATGCCGGTATAGATGCTATACGTCTTTGCTCTAGCATTATATTAGCAATTTGTTCACTAATATTTTCTGAGCCGTATGTTCCTTTTATTTCTTTTGTAGTACCGTCAAATATTTTGGTATTGTTTAAGTAAAGATTAGATAGTTGCTGGAATTGCTTTACAGAGCCGTCTTTACCAACCCCCTTAGATAGTCTTTGTAAAAGATTCAAAAGTTCCTGGGGGCTTTCTATTTTAAGTTGTGGAGCTTTACCATCAAAACCTTTTTTCATTCTCCTTTCGTAGAATCCTTTTAAATTTTGGACAATTTCTCCATAAACATTGTTTCTTACTAAGCCACTTCCTCCTTTTCCAAGAATTTCTATAACGGCCATTAAGTACTCTTCAGAGTTAAGTTCTTTAGCCTGCTTGCCCTCGTAAGACTTTTCCACCAAGGCTTTTAAATCTTCTCCTGTATTCTTTTTTACTGTTTTATTTATAAAATCAACAATTTTGCCTAAGCTTTCCGGACTGTTTAAACCAAATATTTCTCCATAAACATGCCCGAGCTCGTGCCCAAATATACCTTTATGGTATTTCCTAGCGTCAACTGTAATATTCCAGCCTCCGTCTTCTCTTTTGGTAACTTCAGCAGCTTTTCCATTTAGGTTTTCACCCTTCATTTCTATGCTTAAGCTCAAGTTAAGATCTTTTCCGGTGCGTTTTTTAAAGTCTTTTACTGTTTTTTCAATATCCCTCGAGGCTTGCCTTGCATTTGCTTGAGGATCGGTTGCTTCATTTAAAGCGTAGGCCTCACTTATGTAATTATCAGCCGCGACGTATATCTCCAGTGCCTTTTCAAGTTTCGGTTTTAAAACCCTAGAAATTCTAGTTTTTCCGCCTTCTAGTTTAAGTTCTTGTTCTATTTGAGCATTAATAAGGTTAATTTCTTCAAAAGCTTTTGCGCTTAAATCCATTTGACCATTTAATGTTTTTGTAAGTATTTTTTTAACCGGTAAATGAGAATAAGAGAGTGCCGCGCCGGTTACAGCATGCCCTAAATACCTTCTATATATTCCGCCTTCTCCAAGCCACTCTATATCTCTAAAGTTTTCGTCTAAATAAGTATTAAAATCTTTTCCTCCTATGTAATCGTCAATAGCAGCCTCTATAATAGCCCCTCCCTCTGCGGAAGGCACCATAACAATACCGCCCTTTAACGGCTTAAGTACAATATCGTTTAGTTTATGAAAAGCTCCTTTAGCTTTAAACCTCACGCCTAGCCTTCCTGCTAATGTATTAACTAAAGCCGCAGCAGGAGTAAATGCAGCCCCCATTCCAAACCCGCTATCCCCTACAACTCCTTGCATTTTAAAGCCTTCGATAGTAGCCTCAAGAGTAAGAGCTGTTAACCTGTCTACTACACCGCCTCCTACTTTTATAATACCCGGCTGCATACTAACCCATTTTTGAACAGGTTTACTTAGTATACTACCTTTATACCCGTCTGCAGCTGCTCCTGATAAAATTTCGTCGGTAGACATTGCTGCTTTTCTTCCTGCCTTATAATATTTTCCGGCCTTAAGTCCAGCTATAAAAACATCTCCGCCTGCAACAGCAAGAGTAGCCCCGGCCACAACATTAGCTAAAGCAAACTCACTTGCTAAAACAGGTAACCCGCCTACTGTAGTTCCTAAAAATTCTTTACCAGTTTCTTTAAAATTATTTAGTTGATCTGTATCCCATTCTATTCCCGCTTCGTCTCCTACTTCTTTTACTTCACTTAACACATCGGAAGCATTTGGCCCGCTATAAAAATCTACTACTTCACCGGAAGATAAAGATTCTAAAAACCCTTCTCCCGCTGATGCCCAAAAACCAGAGCGCTCTACACTTTTAGGGTTGATGTTAAGAAGGTACATGTTCTTAAAAGCTACATCCCGAGCTTTAAGGCGCATATACTCTTTAGCAATGCCTTCTATTTCGCGCTTTCCAAAAACTTCTTGTATAGCCCCTGTTCCTAAATCATCGCCTTTGGGGCCTCTAGCTTCAATATCTTCGGATAAACCTGGAATAAACTTCCCGGTACCCATTATGTGTTGATTGACAAGGTTACTTAAGGTCGCTTTATACTTTGATCCGTCGCCTCTTGTGACCTCTAGCTCTTTACTTAAGTTTTTGCGCATATCTGTTAAGTCTATTCTATGCGCTACATATCTATTTTGTAAAGCTTTAAAGCTTCCGTTTTTTAAAGCAACCAACCGGGTTGTTTCCTCTTGAACTTGAGGAGCTATATTTATTCCGCCTTCCTCGCTAGACCCTGGTTTTAGCGTTTTAGTAAATCCTTCAGAAGGGTTAAATAAAATTACGTTATTAGGGTTTAAATGTTTTTTTGTTAGTTCAGCCGCTTCTTTTGCTGCTTTTGACAAGTTTTCATTATATCCAACTTGCTGCTCAGGCGTTAAGTTTTCTGAATCTAAAGCGTTTTGTAACTTATAAACATTTCTCCAGCTATTAGCTATTCTTTTCTCAATAGGATCTTGAACTTCCGCTGCACCCGCATTAGTAGCCCAGTCAGCCAAAGCATTTAAATCGCCTTCAAATTTCTCCTTAGCCTCTTTTAAAATTATTTCTTTTGTTTGCTCAGCCTTATAAGCAGCATCTTGCGCCATTGCTTTTGCAAAAACATTCTCAGTTATTTCGTCTAATCTATAATCAGAAATATCCGCTACTTGAAAAGCAGTATCTCCAAATAATGTTTTTTCTCTGTCTTCTACATTATATCTATTGTACCTTTTAACAGCTTCGTTTTTAATTCCCTGTACAAGGTCAGGATGATTGTAAAATAAATCTTTAGAATCTAGGATAGCAACGTCTTTCCCTTGTTTGAGGTTAAGAGTCCCGTAATCTAAATCATAATAGTCCTCTTTTTCGATAATATCAGACATTATAGATTCTATTCCTCTTATCGCTGCCTTTTTACTTTCCCAAGCCTTTTGGTCACCCTTATTTCTTTCTATGAACTCTTGGGCTTTACTCCAATTCTGCCCTTGATAACCTTGTCTTCCCCCTCCCAGCGAAGTAACAAAAGTCTGCTCGCTCCCATTAGGGGCAGTTATTGCTATCCCTCTGCTTTTCTTGTGAAATTCAAAACCTAAATCAGAATATTCTTCTTTATAAGCCTCTACAGCAGAGTCTAAGCTAACGTTTTTTAAATCTAAAGCTATAGGGGAAATATTGGTGTAGTACTCATCGTACTTTTTTGAAGCTTCATCTATGCCTAAAGTAGTAGGGCGCCTTCCTGATCTTGTAGTAGTTATATACTCAGACTCAGGTATAAAGCTTTCAAATGATGGTAATGGTTCAGGCTCGACTTCAGTTCCTGGAAATTCCAATGAACCAGCTTCCGATGTTAAGTCCATATCGGGCACTTGCATTTCTCCCACAGTCGCGCCCGCAGTCTGTAGGTCTTCTTTTTTTGAGGTATCAACTGAATCTATAGAAGCTATTTCTTCTAATCCTTTAGTTTTCATAACCTCCATATAAGCGTCAAATTCCATGTTGTATTTTTCAGCCGCTTTTTGTAAATCTTCTAAAGAGTATTGTTCGCCGTTTAACTTAAACATAATTTAATTTTTGTTTTGTTTAAAACTAAGTATTTGGGTTTAAAGGGTCTGTATAAAGCCCCTCTCTTAATAGTTGATCTATGTACTGCTCACTAAACCCTTGTAAACTAAGCAACGATCTTTTTACGTCATTAGGGTTAAAGTCTTTAGAAATAAATCTTTTTTTACCTGTATCTTGATTTATAAAAACCCATCCCTTTTCATCACCTTCGGTTGTGTATTGAAAGTCAATTTTTCTTTTTCCAACTAGCGGCTTTATTGCGTTTTTAACTTCGGTAATTATATTATCTACTTTTGTTTTTTGCTTTTTTGTCAATGCTTCTCTTGCAGCAGGATCTGTAGGCAATTCAATATCATCTATTTTCATCACCAAATCTCCCCATCTTTCAATTTGGTTTTCTATTTTAGAATAAAGACCGCCGGGCTGCATATCAGCAGCAACTCTCGCCATTTCGTAATTACTAGGCCCTTTTGTTTTTCCTGCGCTTTTGCCGCCAGCTACCTCTTCGGTTTTTGGCAAAGTAACACCTACCGCTACGCCAAATTGCTTCCCTGCATCAGCTATAGCCTTTTCAGTGTAGTATCCTCTAATTTTAGATAAAACTTCCGCTTCATTTTTATATTTACCTGTTTTTGAGTCAATTTCCCCTAAAGCACCTTTTAAAGTTTGTGCCTCACCTATTCTGTCTTGCCAAATACTATTAGCAAAGCTGTAGTTTTCAGGAACCTCAATCAAACTAGTACTTAATTTTGAAGCCGCTCTATCTACTCGATCCTTATTCAAAGTATAAAGCATTTCGGGCTTCCCTGCTACATCGAATCTTCTTTCTTTAGTAAGTATACCATTACCTATTAAAGTGTCTATATCAGCCTTCCCGTCAATACCAAGAGCGGTTTTATATCTATCTACAATTTCTTTATCGTCCTCAACGGTTCTAAATAAAGCATAATCAGGATTATTTTTAATACCGTTTGTTATATTTGTAATGTTAAGCTTATACTCTTTTCCGTTTTTTGTAGTAACTAAAGTTCTTGCTCCTGCTTCGTTTGTTCGAATACGGGTATTTTTCCCACCACTACGCATATCACCAGGTTACAGCCAATAGGTTTTCATCGTTAGTTAGACTAATAGCTCCAGTTTGCCCCCCTTGTTTTAAAAGAGCCTTGTTGTATTCGTCTACAATATATTTACCAGTACCAAGGTCAGCAACCAACCCGTCAGGAAATTTATTTAACCTATTTATTTCTGCTTTAGCTTTTGCTCTTTGGGCTGGAGTAGAAAAAGTCCTACTCATTATATCGTACTGCTGCGCAATTTCTTGCTTTGCCCGCTGAGCTTCTTCGTACACTTGGACTTCAAAGTTCGTAGCGCCCTCTTCTACATTAAGGCCGAGCATGTTGATATCGTCATCAATTGCCTGTTGCGCAGCTAAGCTTTCTGAAATTAAGTCGGCCTTACGCTGTCTTTCTTCTGTTGCAAACTGAAAAACATCACCGGTAAGCTTTTGTATTCCTTCGTAAACTTTTGATCCAGTGTTTACTATTGTTGGATCAGGATTTCTATATGTTCCCATTTGGTTGGTTTAATTTCAGTATTTGTATTTTCCTTTATTTCCTTGATACCCTAAACTTGAAAGGTCAACTTTTGTATCGAGTTTAAAATCCTCACTTGTTTTTAGTTTTTCTTTTGCACCGTCAAACATACTTCCTCCGCTGCCACCAGCTAGCTTTTCTGCTTGTAATCCTCCTACAGCTCCAGCGACATTACTAAGACCGCTAATAGCACTTCCTATTGCGCCGTCTCGCGCTTGCTGGTATGCAGCAACTTCGCCTTTTATAGAGTCAATTTTAGCTTGTTGTCTATCAAGCTCAACAAGTTCTCTTTTTTCTTTTTCTTTATATACGTAGTCTTTACCCTGGGCTTCTGTGGTTTGCATACGTTCAGCTTCGCCAACTAAAGCGCCTTGCACTCTTTGCTCTTCAGCCATTTTTAACTGATCTAGCTGCATTTCTGCCGCTGCTGCTTTTTGTTGGTTAGCTACTTCTTGCTGCTCTATACCTGCGGCAACGCCTTTTTTTACTTTGGAGAGCTGCTTGCGCTAAAGCTGTAGCCCCACCTGCACTTGCTCCCGTAGCGGCTAAAGTGTCTAAGGTATTAGCTAAAGCTATATTAGCTTCCTCTATTTGTATTTCAGCGGCTTGAGTGGCTACTCCAATATTTTGAAACCTATTTTTTAAGTTGCCAGAAGTATCTGTAATCATTCCAGACAAATCTTCAAAGCTTTCATACGGGTTTATTATTTCTTGTCGAGAATCGAGTAGCTCTTGCATACCTTGCTCGGCTCTGCCTAGTTTCCCTTTAGCTTTTTGAGCTTTTTGGTTTGCCCCTATAGCCTGCACGGTATTTCCAACCACTGCTGCTCCTGCCGCTACAACTGCTGTTACTGCTGCCATATTAATTAATTTTTTTAATTATTTCGTAAGAGGGTTTATTATCAACATGATACCCTAGCTTTTTATGCGTATTTATTAAATGTTTATTTCTTCCAATGCTAAATATATACTTATACCCCTTGCTGCTTACAAACTTCTTCTGCTCCGTTTATTAAAAGCTCTATAGCTTCTTTTCTATTTTTCTTTTTATAAGTAGGGTCAGAAACTATAAATTCAAGTAAAGCTGTTTTAGAGTTAGCGGTATAAACAAAACCAGCAACAATAGGCTGACCATCACTTTCTACCATAAAGCCGCCTTTTCCATTATCAGGCAGCATATCTTTTGGGGGAGCTTTCCATTCCTTCCAACCATCCCACCAAGATACAAGTGTATCCCAGTCAGATTCCTGGAGCATTCTAATATTTAATTCCATTTAATTTAATTTAATATGACGACTCTACGTAATTTGATGAAATCGCGAATAATTCTTTTTTCCCGTTTGGATCAACGGCATTGTCAACAGAAAATGTAACTGTTACAAACTGACCTTTAATTCCAGACATAGATTGTCCGTATACAATTTCAGCCGGTCTTGCTGTGCTGTTATTTTTAAGGTTTGCAACGTACTTGTTTTCTTTTCTGTCAAACCCAGCTCTTAATTTAGTGTAAGGAGGAAAAGGTGTTCCAAATACTCCGGTATAGTTTACAGGTCTTACTGGCTGTCCGTCAGCAGGGTTTATAACATATTCTCCGGTGCTGTAACTTTTAACGGAAGCGGCTTGGTCTTTATTGTTTATACCTAAGCTACCGTCATTCCCTTCAATATCTGATATAAACGAATCCATTTCCCATCCATTACTTCCTTCATAACCTATAGTTAAAAAGTTTTTAGAAACAGAAACCTTAGGATTAAATACAGCTGTTACAGTAGAGTCTACGGTGCTTCCGTATAGTTTGCCATAATCAGGCCCTGAGTAATGTTGCCAAACCCCATCTGAATTAACAGAATAAAAATTATTTTTTAAACTAAATATTTGGTCTGGCTTATAGCTATATCGACTAACCCATCCTTTAGAAGATTCGTCAAACGCTAAAGTTTCATAATCATCGCCGTTATAATTTTGCAGCGAAACAACATAAGTTTTAGTATGAACATCATATCCTCCAACAATAGCCCCTTTAACAGATTCATTTCGATCAAGCGAATTAAACTGATCTCTGAAAAAGTCTTTCATTCCATAAGCAGATATTTCAGTAATACCGTCAGAAGAAAGCCTTAGTACCGCATTTCTATTTCTATCTGTAAAGTATTTTCTATAACCGTAAACAGCAAAGCTGCCCGGGTCTTTAGATATACCATACTCTCCTGCATAAGGCTGTACTTGTCCGATTACCTGCGCACCTGAAGTTGTTATAGCGGTGCCTTCAGCGGAGTAAATAGCGTCTTTATCTATTAAAGCTTGGCTTGTTTTGTTTTCCTGCAGGATAGTAAGGTTGGTATTTTCAGCATATAGCTTTTGAATACTACCATTCGAAGGGTCAAGGCTTCTGGTTATTTCTTCACCAACCGGAAATTGGTTAGTATTATTAATACCGGTTCTAGAGTTAAATATACCAGAGTATATTAGTCCGCTAGTGCGAATTGAACCTTTATTAGTATCAGCTACTAAGTATGCTTTTGCTCCGAAATCTACAGAAGTATTATTGTAGCCGCCTCTAATTCTAGCTTCTTCAATAATCCAGTTTTTCGCAGTAACATTGGTCAAACCAGATGTTCCTTTCCAAACGGGATTATCGCTGCCGTCCACGGTTTTCCGTAGCATAAAAGAATTAAAGTATTTTACCTCTATTACTGCTGCCATGTATCTATAATTACTTGTTTTGCGTTGTTTTTAATTCTTAGGCTCTTTCTTGTATTCTCCAAAGAGTTATCCAAGAATTTTCTTCGTTACTACTATTAGCTCTATCGTTTCTAACAAGAAGTCTGTTGGCTGTAGAGGAAGACATGTACGCGTAGTGCAAATAATGAGAAAAAGTATTTGCGTTTATTCTTTGGTTCACGATTGTGTTTGTTTCCGTATGCGAGGCATTCAAGCCCCCTAAGTTATCATTTTCCGTTACAATAAAAGTACTGCCTGAAGACAGTCTTATTACTCCATTGTAACTAATTGTAGGAGGGTTTGTTCCAAAGCTAGGTATAGCTAAACTATCCCCTATTGTATAACCTGTGCCGTGTTTAAGTATGCTATAGGATGTTATTGTACCGGCTCCGTCAACCGTTATACTTAACTCTAACCCAGCTCCGCTTCCGCCTGTGGGAGATTTTGAATATGTACCCGCTCCAACCCCAGGAGCTCCTGTGCTTGAAAAACTGTATATATTACTAGAATTAGTAATAGGGCCGTTGTATTCTTGGAAGTATAGGCTATTGTAATAATAATCTTTTACTGCTGTGCTTCCTTCCTTTAGCCTTCCATGGTAAATTAAAACAGGTCCAAATGAGCTATTTAAAAAATTATTATAATTATCCCTTAAGTCGGCAGCGCTGATATTTTTAGAAGTGTTGTCGGCAAAATCGGCATCTGCAAAATTTTGAATTGTTTTTCTGCTTAAATTATTAATCTGAGCCATTAATTAGTTTTTTAATTATTTATTTATTTTATATATCAAAAGCCGTACTAAACGAATTAGCAAATGCTCCTGGGGATACGTCGTTAAAAGTTACAACCTGCGTTACGGATTCTCCTCCGGCGTCTGTAATAACAGCATTTAAGCTAAAACTACTAGGGAATGAATTAAAGTCTCCATAGAAAATACTTACCACTCCTGATTGATCTAGAGCTAAGGTTATGCTATCACCGCCGTACGGTGTCAAAGTAATTAAACTAGCACCCACGTATGAGCTAATACTATAGCTAACTGTGCCTCCGTAGATACTTTGCGTTTGGCTCCAAGCATGAACTAAGTCGTCTGTTCGCTTAGTAGTGTCAGCTGTTCCGTTGTAGGCAGTTATAGTAGCATACGTACCTGTCATGGTTGAATACGCAGGTGTAGTATAAACTATACTATTTATGCTCGGAGCTATATTGCTAAGCGCTCCTGTTTTAGTTATAGTTGTTGACGGAGCTGTAAAAGTTAAAGCCACATCATCATCCAAAGATACAGCCGAGCTTAATTCAATTGTAGCTGTGCGCGCTCCCATATCAATCGCTGAAACCCCCGTAACGGTCGTGCTTGCCGGAACCCCTGTTCCTGTTACAATATGACCTATAAATATTTCTTTGGAAGAAGTAATATCATCAACAACTACTGTTATAGAGCTAGTGGTAGCTCCGTTAACGTCTGCAGTAGTATTGTCGGCAGTATTTGTAACACCTATAGAAAAAGTATAACTTTCTCTTGAAGAAGCATCAGGGCCGTAGTAAAATTTATCAGCAATTTTAAGCCTATAACCTGATCCGCTTGTAGCTAAATTAAAATCCGAAGTCCTATTCGTTCCCAACCCATCTACAACTGAATTTAGCGTAGCGGTTGTAGTTGTTAAATTTGCCCCTAAGTTATTTACTGGAAGAAATTCGCTTGTGATAAACGCAGAGTCAGCGGCTCCTGTGCCTGTGCCTGATCCTAGATTATTTTGGTTTTCTTTGTGTGTGTAGTCAAAAAGATTAAAGTTTGCAGCAGGATTTCCCGCGGTTGCCACTACATCGCTGTTTAAATCAGATATTAATCCAGAAGTCGAAGTTTCGTAGTAAATATCAATGTTTGATACAAACGGAGAAGTTTCTGCAACAGATAAAAACGGTTCCATATGGGTATTAATAACCCCTAAAGTACTTGGTGTTGAAATCCTTGCTATTAATGGATTTTTCTTCTGATCTATATATTTGAGCATTAGTTCCGCTGCTTGCTCCCAAAAAATCCAATTCATCAAAAGCTCCAATAGTAGGAACTTCATACTTTTCATTTGCAGGATAAAACTTAGCATTATTATTAACATTTCCAGATATAAGTACGTTTTGTACGACAGGAAATAATATTTCGTCACTACTGTATAATTTTTGATCAGGTCCAACTTCTATTAAAGACCTTGGTACTTTATTTATATTGTCTCCTACTAAAGCCGCGTGCGCTATATTATTTTGGTCTGTAGTATTGTGAAGATAACCATTTAAAAACCCAGGCAAGTAAACATTATAATATTCCTGCTGAGTTTGCTTTACTACAACTTTATAAGAATACCAACCAGTTGGGTTTTCTGTAGCGTCATATAGCCCAGGTTCGCCAGTAGCTGATATATTACCAAGAGTTAAAGAACTTTTATTACTTTGTATTTGCTCGTTTAATTGTATTTTTATAGAACTACCTATATCAGCAAGAACAGTCGCTGGGTCGGTAGCGGAAGCTCTATACGGCAAATAAAAGGTTGAAGCTCCAAAAAGCCCTCCAGCAGCAATGTCATTTATAACACTGGATAAAATAACGTCAGACTCTCTTCCGTATCTATCAGATAAAATAAACCCAACTTGGTAGCTCCTGTTTCTCTTTAAAGTATGCTCCGGATACTCCTTATCAGCTTTAGTCCAGTTATCGCCTGAAGTAAACTTTTGAGTAGCCGTTACTTGATAATTCAAGTGTTCAGGAGCAGTGTGCTTATTAATATAGTTACCGTAAATAACCCTATTGCCACTTACTTCTTGAGCAAAAGCCCTTACGGGTGTTTTATCATAAACTCTTGTTGTTTGAGCTTGAGGCAATGTTTTAACGGGTTTTCTAGATTGATAGCTGTATTCGTAAACGGAAGTTGCAGCAGCAGCTGTTTTTATTTCGCTTACAGTTACAGTATCTAGTATACTTATAGAAACTCCACCAGATTCTTTATATAAAATATCTAACTCTTTTATTTTATAGTTGTTTTCTAAGTTGTTACCGGTATCTGGCAAATTAATAACCAATGCTATCTGGTTAACTTTGTTTTCCATGAAGCTTACTACGGTACTTTTGTATGTAGCATCTTCATCTCCGGCTAAAAAGCTTCCGTCTTGTTTAGGAATAAATGCTATTTGAGTAAACGGAGCCATTATAGAGTATTCTCCGTCGTCGTACTTAAACCTATAGCTAAACCTTACAAATTTGTCTTCTAAGTAGCTAGGGTCTCCAGCATAATTAGCATTGTAATCAGGGTTTGGAGTCGATCCGTCCGGCAAGTTTGCGCTAACAACATCTTTCATTGTTGTTTTAAAAGTACTGCCGCCGTAGTCTTTATATAAATCAATTGGTTTATACGGAGCATATTTAGCTACGGATATATGATCTTCACTAGAGTAATAAGTATTGTCAGCTGATGCTTTTCTAACATTTATTTTTCTAGGCTGGTTTCTGTTATCTGTCCAAAACAATAAGTCTTCAAGCAAGTTAATGCCATATACAGGGCTATTTGTAGAAAAGTTTAAAAACCTGCCTTGTGTTAAAACTTTTGTAACATTGGCATCTATTGTGTTGTATTGTATTATAGCAGACCCAGTGTCCGCCCCGTTACTTCCAGCTTGATGATGATCTAAACCAGAAGACGAAGTATCAGTGTAATTAGTCCAAAGTAAATATACGTTATTATTGGAACTATCTTCTATGTGTCCTATAATTTTGCCATTAGTAGAAGTGAACGTTACAACAGCGTTGGAAGCTAAAGTTACTGTTTTACTTAAAACAACAGTTGGCAAATTAACGGATATAACAGTTGTATCAGCAGGTACTCCTGTTCCTGTAACTGTTTGACCAATAAGTATAGGAGAACTTAACGGAACTCCGGTAACGCTTATAACGTTAGAGCTTGCTCCAGCCGGAACAGTAGCGCTGGTTGTTCCAATATTATAAACGTTGGTATTTTCTAGTATATTTTCTAAAGCACCTACATCGCTATCTTCCGAATTAGAAACAGCGACGTTTAAAGCATCTTTATATTCATTACTAGGTATAAGCCTATCGTCTAAGTCTTTATTCATCTTAGACGCTAAAAAGCTATTCTTTGCTTCTGCCATTCAATTAGTGTTTAATCTGCTTAGACTTATTTCTCATTACCTGAACAATCTCACTAAGCTTTATATTAGACAGTCTTATTTTTGTATTTCTTAATTTAGCGCTTCTCTCGCGTTTTAATCTTTGAACTACATATTCTGGTTGGTTAGCTCTTCCGGCTAAGATAGAGTAGCTTAAATGAGCATACATAGCCTCTTCTGCCATTTTAGGAAGCTTGGTATCTGCATCATATGCTAATCCGTCAGAAAGGTATTCTAGAATAATAACGTTACCAGATAAATTACTGCTAAAAGATATTTTTCCCTCTCTATTGTTTATTGTAAACCACCCGTTTGTTTGACTGGTTTCTGGTTGCGCTCCGTAGCGCTGTCCTAAAATATTGTCTTTGTAATCGAAGTCTACATCGTAGTCGTTTCTAAAGTAGTCTCCGGTAATTCTTTTTGTATCAGCATTTTTCCATTGCTCTTCAGTTATAGAGCTGCTTGCTTCGATGTTCTCGCTGAAGTCGTCCTGTACAGGTACTCCGTCTGCATCTTGAATAGGTAAGCTGGTTGGATTACTGGTAAGTGTTGTAGGGTATATTTTTCTTTTAACCCCTAATTCGTCGATCCACGACAATGAAACATAGTTAAC